AATTGGAGCAGGGGTATTTTTAGATAGCGTACCCGCTGTAGGAGAAGTATTTGTAACATTGACGTTTAAGGAGCCAGCAGTTGAGGTTAAAGAATTACCAGCAGAGTCAAAAATATCCACATTACTGCCACCCCCGCCACTCCCAACAGAGGTAACCTTCAGGAAATTGTTAGCGTCAAATGTAAATTCAGCCATTGTTATCTATGCTATTAAGATTGTTGTGCAATAAGGGCAGCGTCGGGCACGTTCGTCAATTAACAAGAAACACTCAGAGCACTCTTTTTGAGGAAGTGTTGCGTGTTCCAGTCGAACCTCATTTTGGTCCTTGATTATCTGTAGATTGTGCCTTAAAATACGGATGTCTTGAAAATATCCCTTGATAGTATCTAGCATACCCTCACCTAAAACTTATTCATAATCTGGTAGTAAAAAGAACTAACAGATGTATTATTATTAGCCAGATTTATGTAAGAGTTCTCGTTTCCCGTATCGAACTCTTGAGGAACAGGTCCAATGGCGTACATAGTTGCGGTTGGAGCTGCCACTAGATTATTCGGACCAAAAGCAATATTCATGTTCATTGTGGCGCTAGACCAGATTCTAAAAATCTGTCGAAAGCCTATGTAAATAGGACCTGTGCTAGTATTAGCAGCTAGAATCCCCCCACCAGACTGATTAACAGCCGAATTCGGAACCCAGACTGAGTATAAAGTGGCCATTAAAATTTATCTAAAAGGACTACAGAATAGTCAATGGAGTCAGCACCGTTGTGAAAATTAGCCAATTGAATCTGATCGTAATGGTCTCCTGTATCAAATACTAGACCTTGAGACAGACTCCAGAATGGAGAGGTTGTTACAGGAGCGGGGGCTGTTACTCCACCAGAGAATCCAAATGTAAACGAAATCTGGGACAAGGCGGCGGGTGTTGTAGTGTCCTTACAAGACACCATGAAGATACGACGCTTTCCTAGCTGGATAATCCCACTAGTTGCACTGGCTGCCAAAGTACCCTCAGCATTCGCAGTGGTAATTGTATTACCGTAATCCACGCCAAAAATTGCTGTTACAGACGCCATTAGTTCACCTTGGGTACGCCAATTCGTTTTTCGTTCACGTAGACTTCAGGATGCTTGAAGAAGTCCTGTAGCTTGCCGTCATTACTCTTGGACATCTCGATCATACTGTGGACTTCAGCTTCCAGCATCTCCACCACGTCTTTTTGACTGTCTGGAGGGGTATTGGCGACTAGACCCATAAAAAGCGTAAACATACAACGCTTACACTTGAAATTAGGCTTAGTCTTTCCACCATAGGCAAAATGATGAATCCCACACGTAAGCGTGACCTTCTGAGGGTCCATCGCTAGAGAAATGATGTCAGCTTGGTCTTTTTTACTTAGGATACCCATTTAGACTCCACAAATCTTAATAGAGCCTCATACTTAGCATAATCGGAAGGACGGACAAAAACATCCTCATCGTCATCCTCTCGACGGGAACCAAGTTCCGTAACCAGGTCTAAAAGCCTACCGGAAAGTTTCCCTAGTTCTCTTGAACTTTTTGTATCAGCGTACATTTATTTACCTCGCTTAGAATTAAATGGGGCCTCAGAAGGCGTTGATTCGCCCCCGTGGAGGGTGGACGGGTTGGAGGCCCCAAACTCGTTAATCATCTTCTGAATCTTACGTGCCTCTCGTTCAAAAGCTACGCTAGTTAACTGTTGTTCAAACCGTTTAAGGTTGAAGCCAACCATTAAGGCTAGCGCCCACGAAAGATTGAAATAGCAGAAGATGTAAGTCCACCCAACACATGGTCCTAGGACACCGATAACAGATGCGATCTCAGGACCCAGGTGGGTGGCGACTGCTTTAATTAACCTATTCAACTCAAAGTTCTTACCGAAAACCTTCATCCTGTGCTGCGTGACCCATGCGTCATAGGAACCTAGAATGAAGTTAACCGCAGCTAGGATTTGAAGAATCACGTTAGTTCGCCGGTTGAGTAGGAAGAGTGAGGACCTTGGGACTATTTGAAGCCTTAGGTAGCTGCGCCTTCGTAACCTTTTCCTGCTGTGTAGGTACTTCAGCAGCCTCTTCCTCTTTAATTAACTGCTGCACAATTTGAATTGCACCGTTGAATGCGTTTTGATTGGCAATGGATTGTGCAAGTCCAGCTTGCAGTTCTTTTAGTTTAGCTTCCAGTTTCTTTTTCATTTGAGCCCTCCTAAGGCTTCTTACCTGATAACTCTCCAATTGAGAGTCGCCGCTGCGGGTGTTCTACTAACAGCAGTCGGGTTTGTCTGGATAAAATTCACGTTACCGGAGGTTACATATGCGGCAATGAATACCCCTTCCGTATACCCTGTTCCTGGGGCTGCGTTAAAGGCCCATTCGATTGCATCAGTAGCTAGGATTCCCGCTCCTGCTACTGTAACCGCAGCAGATGAAGTATTTGCGGGAAGTGCTCCTGTGGGCATAGTAGCTGTGCCGCTGGCAATTACACTACCGGCGGCAACCCAACTTGTCTGTTGAGGGTTAGCGCCATTAGTTTGAAGGAATGTTCCCGCAGCGCCAGTAGCCGTCGGCAGTAGAATGATATTGGGCGTTCCCGCAACCGCTGCCGCGCCTATTCTGGCTATACCTGAAGTGGAACCTAAAATCTGGATGCCTTGTCCTGCATCGCTAACATGGATAATGACTCCCGTAGTAGGAGTCAGTTGAATTTGTGAGCCACTGGAGGATGAATGGGATGCCTCTAAATCAAGGGTGCCGTTGAGTAAAAAATTGACAGAGGAAAAAACAGTTCCATCGCCACTTCCCGTAATGAATCCTATTCCCTCATCACTCATACCTGCTACTAGAGCGGCAGCGGGGCGCAAAGCCGTCGTTAGCGCAATGGCATTACTAACATCTCCGCTATCTACCCGAAACTCAGAAATAGAAGGTGCTCCAATAAAGCTGCCTGTACCGGCACCTTTTACTAATAGATAATTATTAGTACTATCAAAGGTTAAATTATTTGATCCTCCAATGGTATTAGGAGCTGTACCAAATGCGATTTGATGGTTTGCGATTGTTCCAGTAATCCCAGTTCCAGAACTACCAGTGAGCAATTCAACCCAAGCATCGAACTTCCGAATGTAGAAGTTCTCGTCAGTCACATCCCAGTACAGGGTTCCATTAGGCGCAACAATTGGCCGCTCTGTTGCCGTCCAAAAGATTGTACCAGCGCCTAGTTTGTCGGTGGCAAAGTTTCCCATTTCATCCTCGTTTAATATTTGGGGGTGATTTTCCGCGCACCCCTCGAAGCGGTGTTAACTCGTTATTTGAGTTGAACAATTTTATGGAGTTACAACAGTGTTAGTCCCTGCAAATGAGAGAGCCCCGGTTGCATCCCCATTGGACCCTGCGAAGAGCCGACCAACAGTGGCCCCCGAAGTACCCATTGAGATTGAAACTGCAGCCAAGAGATTGCCTTTGAAGGAGACAACACCTGTTCCAGCAAATGTTGCAGAAGTGCCAACCTGCCAGAAGATATTCTTAGCTTGAGCCCCATTAAGAAGCGTGATGGTTGTTCCTGATCCGAATGTCAAAGTAGTCCCAATTTGCAAGATGAAAATAGCATTGGCATTACCTTGAGCATCGAAGTTCACGTTAGCGGCTCCAGTGGTGCCCGTAGAGGTTGCCACAGTCCAAACACCTGGAGTAATGGTAACGCTATTAAGACTTCCTGGCAACACGTTAGTACTAGTTTGACTAGCCAAGTATAGATAAGCAGCCTGAACTGCCGCTTCTGCTTGAGTTGAGTTAGCGTTATTAATATCTGTCCTACCTGAGACTGTCGTATTACCGCTAAACGAAGTCCCCGGAGACAGGTATGCATTTCCAGTAATCGAAGAAGTGCCCGCATCGGTTTCTGTTGCGCGAGCGCCGATAGCGTAGGTGGAGGCAAAGCCTAGTTGTGGAGCACCTGGGGAGCCTGCACCCACAACAACACCAGGATTTCCAACAGGACTAAAGTTGTTGACAAGCCAAAAGCCCTGATACGCCGTCAACTCTACAGCAGCCCCCGCAAAGGGAGGAAACTGAATAAAGTCGAGCGGAGTAGAAGATGTCCCATTTAAGATTAGACCGGGAGCACTTATAATGTGGGCGAAGTTGGTAAAGGATTTGAAAATAAGCACCTTGCCATCACTAAGAGGACCAACTCCAGAACCCGAAACGAGGGGTCCTAGTGAGGGCGCACCTAGCGTGAAGGTAGTCGCAGCAGGAGCTACGATAGCATAGCTACGTTGAGTGTTGGGATCAATAGCAAGGTTAGTGAGAGGGGGTTGTCCAAAAACTTGTTCATGAGGTCCGGCTGTGGGAATTGCGTACATATCCCTTGCAACAAGAACGTCAGAACCCGACAACCAGTTACAGGTAGTGTTTTTACCGAGATTAGGAGATTCATTCCTGAATAGGCTCATAGTTTTTCCTTTCTATTTTGTCCTATTTAGGTTAGATTCCCGGCATGTAAACAGAGGCAACCAAAGCAATTGTGTTAGCCGCTGTTCCCGCTCCACTGAGTTTATAGGTAAAGCCAGTTGAAGTGATCGTAGAGACGTTGATACCCACCCAAGCAGCAGCTTGCTGAGTTCCACCCGTGACGTTAAGAGCAATCGCCAGAGGAGTGGCATTCTGAACGTCGCTAAGAGTTGCAGCAGGATTAACTTCCGCGACAGCCGCGAGGTTGTTAACAGTAACAGAAGAACTGCCAACCGCTGTCACAATAAATGTCCCGTTGTTAGCCGCATTCGTGAAACCAGCGATCACAACCGTATCACCCACGATAACCTGACCATCCCCGAAAACAGAGTTATAAGCCGCCACCCCCGCTTGAGCGGTAGCCGCGTGGGTCTCAGCGATTGCATTGGGGTTATTAAGAGTCAATGTGGTGGCTGTAGACGCAACAGCAGTAAAAACACCGTTGTTAGACGGATTCACAAATCCTGCAACCGTGAAGGTCAAACCAACGAGCCCGTTAGACGCACCACCAGTAATCGTTCCAGTGTAAACCGCATTTCCACCAGAAGAGGCAGCAACAGCAGTGAGTACTAGAGAAGGAGTCGTTCCGGTAGAGGCCCCAACTGATTGCACAGGAAGAATGATGGTCTTCCCAAAAGTCTGGGTTCCATCAATGTAATTGATAGTTCCAGTCGTAGCTGCACCATCTAGAACAATTGTAGCCAACCCTACTAGCGTGCGAGCTAGAGGACCGGGGTTGCTATTAGCAAGAATCTGTCCACCAGCCGCAGGCTTAGGTTGACCAATATAACTGAGATTGACATTAGCAATAGACATTTTTTAGTTTCCTTTTTCTTTTTTTATTGACGTACGATATTCAATTGGATCGCCGCAGTTAGAACAAATGGAGATTATCAGAATTTGACTTCCATCTTCTGTTGCTTGCGGTTCAAGCGAATAATATCTGTGATATGTGGATTCACATTTTTCCCTGGTACTAGCCATTATAAGGAGCCCTCCTTAACCGTGGTATGGAACCTCCTCCTCACGCTCAGGGTACAACAACGCTTTTATCTCAAGACCCTTCTGTGGATGCTTATAAACCCCCACAACTCCACCGGGCTTCACAAGCGTTTGATTATGGTCTCCCGTAATAATGTGATTCAATTCATGAATAATACTAGAATGAACAACAGCAACCACAGGATGAGGAGAATGCGCACCTTCGACCAGCACTTTCTTAATGGGTGGCTGTGTCCGTGCTCTAAATTCATTGACTGATTCCCCCATTGGAATCTTCTCATTGGGGTACTTCTCAAAGTAGTCCATGACCTTCTCATGGTCCTTCTTTGGTTCGCCAGCAAGATAGCCTACGTTAATAGGCCCCAACTCAGGAGTAACTTGAACTTTTAATCCCTTAGGAATAGCAATAGCTTCAGCTGTGTCCCGAGTCCGCTGCTTATCAGATGCATATACAGCACTGATGTCCTTATTAGCGAACCACTTCCCTAAGTTCTTCGCATCTCGATGGCCTTCTGCATTCAGTGGTATATCCAATGGACCCCTAAAAGTTCCAGCAGCATTCCCCGCTGTTTCACCATGACGGGCAAAATAGGCTATAGGTTGATGGTCCATCACCATTTCCAGAATTCAAGAAGCTTAAGAAGCCACTGCCACAAGTCCCGTGGGAGGAAAGATAGGCACCGTTACTGCGGATTCGTTAGAGTGAACTGATTCCACCCCTGCCGAACTCACAGCGGTGACAACGTAGTCCAGCTTCTCACCGGCAGTAACAGCAGTGTCGATGTACGTTGTCCCTACAACCAGACTGGCATTGATAGGCGTTGCGCCCTCATTACCGGGAGGATTAGTGCCACGATAGACGTTATAGCCTGCAACAACGTCTGTAGAAGCTGTCCAATTTAGTGTAACTTGATGTGCCATTACTTCCCTTTCGCTACTTCTGCATCATGGTGTTTCTTAAGAGTCAAAGCACCCCAAGCTACAAATAACGGTGTCACAGATAGTTCATAGGCCCATTCCAAGAAATCACCTGGACTAGCAATCCCCATATCTCGAATAACGATCCAATCAGCCAGGAACTTTAGATGAGTCTGCGCCGTCATGACACAGTGAATCCAATCGTCTGCTGGGATTCCCCCAAACCCAGGAGGCATCAGGACAGGCATCTGCCCACCATTGGCTGCCATAACTAGCGCATTAGAGAGGAAACCAAGGCCGAGAGCCAGCCAAGGACCGATAAGTAATTCCCAATAGGGTATTCGAGGGATTTTCACTGTGGGCTTTCATAAAACTAGGATTAATTACCTTTGTAGTGCCCAACTTGACCTTTTGGCATTCCCTCGGGATGAGCCAAGTAGTCTTTTTCAACAGCAGTAATAGCTGCCTTTAACGTAGGGTAATCTTCTTCTTCCCAGTGTTTGAAGGCACCTTTGCCGTCCAAATCATACAAACGAGCGAACCAAGGCTTTCCAACCGCTTCACGTCCACAAGTTGAGAACAAGTGATGAGCGTCACCAAATGCCTCATACTGCCTCAGATCGGCTTCGATCTGTGCGTTTGTCTCGGTATCGTTCTTTCCTTGAGCCTTGATTGAGGTACTCACAGGAAACAACAATAAAGCCGCTGCCATTGCCAATAAGAACTTCTTCATCACCCCTCCTACGTATACGAACTATTAGAATTTCTTTTATTCTGATCTTCTGAAAACAACTCAAACCACTCCGCGTCCTGTGCTTCTAATCTCTTCCTGACCTTACCCTTCCCACCTTTTAATCGCAAGCACATAGCGTATTGCATAGCGTTCATTAGGTGGTCGTTACGCTTTCGGGGTTTCTCTTTACTCAAGCCCCTCTGCTCACCCTTGGTGAACATGTCATAGGTATAATGGGTTATTTCGTGGAGGAAATGCGGGAGGCCTTCAAAGCAGTAAAACTTCGGATGTCTACTGCCTGGAGTAACGGTCGCATTGATATACTCTCTCGATACGTTGACAGCATATCCTTCTTTCCCAACATCAGGTAGTCGTACAGGGATTCCGGCTTCCCTGTACAGTTGGGCTCCATCTTTATGTGTTTCAGCATTTCGTTGTCCACCCCAGTACGGGTCCAAGAGCCAATAGTCAACAGGCTCACCAGAAACAAGCATCATCAAAGACTTCGCGTGCTCGCTTACTGTTCGCTCCCGTTCATAGTACTCTCGAAAAGCGAAATAATCTCCCTCAGGGTTGACTGCAATCCAGAGACCTGCGGTAATACCAGTAGCGGCAGGATCAATAGAAACAATGCGAGACCAATACTGAGGTACAGCAAAAGGCTTAACAAGGTGAACAGTATTCGACCACAGCGAATATACCAATCCAGAGCGTCTGACAAACTTTCCATATAGCCGGGCATCCTCTTCTGGATCACCTGCCCATTTGTTTCTAGCCTCTTCTTTGTCCTTGTCACTGATAAAAGGACTATTCAACATCGACAACTGACAGAACTCTAGGTTTTTGTTACCCGCCAGCCAGTCTTCATAGAGGTCGAATACCCAGGGGTCTTTAACGCCCGAATTAATATCGGTAAGAGGAGTCTGCGTGAGGAGGATTTTACCTGAACAATCAATTGTTCTTTGGTAGCACTCGTCGTAGACTTGCTTCTCACACTCTTCATCTATCCAGATAAGGTCAACAGAAGCGCCTTGGAACTTTTCTCTTCCAGCTTCAGCCGACTTCCCAGTTAGAATCGTCCCATTCTTGAAGAATATCTGGAAGTCGTTGTCTTTGACATTTGCAATAACACTAGGATCATCAGGGAGAAAAGCAGGGTGAGTCTTTCCATACCTAAGCTTTTCATGCCAAATAACGTCCCGAAGTGTAGGAAAATCGACCCCGACAACCCACACATTAACAGGACCTTTAGGAATCGGTAGGTCCTTAACCCACTCCCAAGCTGGCTCACCTTGGAAGTAGTCCTTGCCAAGGCACCAAGCAACGCAGATAAACGCGCCCAGAATCGTTTTACCACTTCGGTTCCCTCCGAGTAGCCCTAAAACCTTAATGTCCTTAGTGAACTTCTTAAGCGCCGCAGCCTGTTCAGACCACGGCTTAAAGTACTTAACGTAACTCTTCTTAATCCTACGTTCCTGAAGTAGCTTAACTGCCTCAAGCTGTTCAGAGGGTTGGAGCCTGTTTAGCTCCTCAAGAGCCTGTTTGACCTTAGTTTGGTCTTGACTTCCCAATTGCGCCCTCTTCTACCTTTTTACGAATGGCATCTAGATCAGCTTGACTGAGTTCCCCAAAGACACTAACAGTCGATTCAGGGCCAACAAAGCCCGCAACCTTCGCGGCTTTAAGTGTAGCCTCTGCCGCCTTATCGAAGTTACCCTCATCTTCAAGCCGTTGGGCAAGCGATACCAGTTTACCGATAATCGTGTCTTTCTTAAAGTTCGGGTCATTAGCTAGCTGATTGAAGTACCGATGACGGGCTTCCCATAAGACACGATTAAAGCTCTTACGCCTTATAATAGCGTTACACTCTACTGAGGTCATAGGTATGCCTAGCTCAGTAAGAGCTTCCTGCAAGGTCATACCAGTCCTAGCCATTAGCTCAGTGGCGTCAGTGTACCAGAGTTCTACCTTACCTTCTTTAGCCACTGGTATACCCCTAGAGTACAATCCCAAATCATAACAGCCAAGAATAGATAAGCAAAAATCAAAATACACCCCTCGCAAATACGTCCAAACGGCCTGAAGCTTCCGCGCTAGTGTAAACGGTAGCGGAACGCGAAGCACCGTAGTATGATTAAGTATCGAAAAGTCTTTATACTTAATTATACGAAAAATAAGGGTTTTAGTGTCACGCCTAAGTCCTTTGGATACATCACTTAAAAAATAAATAAAGTACTAGTACTTTTCATTTACGTAAACAAAGGACTTACCAGCATTAAAAGAGAAAGAAAGTAACCAAAGAAAGAGAAAAGGCTACGCCAGTGTACTACTAGCCGAGATGTATACGGCCCGCCTCCCGCCTGACGGCTACGGCGGTCCCCTGAGGACCCAGTGGGTGGATCAAATACAAGAGCGAGCTGCCTTTGCGAGCCACGCCGCGTTAAGTCTAGCCTAATCAATAGCTTATGGACACTTAGCTAGGTCTCATAATAAAAGCCGTATCCTGTTTAGAATGAGCATGGTACGGCCTACCACCCTTTTTCATCCGAGCGGAGGACCACACCCACCTAGGCCAAAAGGCTATGTCCGTATGTTATTGATGTCAAATGACTATAAGTTGCCTAGTTACAACAACACTATGTGCCATAAGTTTCGATTTTTCAATATTTTGCCGGGGCCGCATCATCATTACTGTGAATCAAGGCATCCTTTTAGCCATTATTGTTTCCACTTTTAGTATTCCTTTGCTTGCAACATCGCCTTCAACGGCTCCGCCGAGTTTTTCTGGAGGGTGCAAGCGGCAAGCGCAATAGTCGCAACGAGATACCACAGTGAGGTGACGGTTATGGTCGAGATGGACATCGCAGTTACACTATCACCAGCGGTTAACAGATTCGCTAACCTGCGTCGTATCTATGACACAGATGGTGATCCCGTACCTGAGGCGATTGAAGATGGGTGGGCACAGCTTATGCGTATTCGGGATTGGGCTGAGAGTTATCTGGGACAGATGTGAGTATCCGCACGCTATATTCTTATGAGTATAGCGTTCGATGTACTCAACAGCGGTCGCGCCGAGAAATTCTGATGAGTGTATCCGCCGCAAACGGCAACCGGGCGAGCAATTGAGCGCCGACGGGTTAGCAATGGCGGCTTAGGAGAATAGCAATGGCGAATCCAACGTACGATGAGTTAATAGCACGCATCGCGGAGCTAGAGGCAGGCAAGCGAACGGGCAAGGCACCTAGCCTGTCGTTCAAGGTGGCTGAGAAAGGTGGCATCAGCATGTACGGGACAGGACGATTCCCGGTCACGCTGTATGCCGAGACTTGGATCAAGGTGTTGGAACATACCACTGGCCTGCCCATCACGGACATGCTCACGTCACCCATGATTCAGTTTATCTCAGATAACCGGGACAATGGGGTTTCGTTCAAGAATGGCATCAAGGAATTGGGCATCCCCGCCGGATACGGCAAACAGGCATCTGCCTAGGTACCCCTCAAAGGGAGTAGCAATACTCCCTTTGGTGATGTACCTAGGAGGCAACACCATGAGTAAGATTTATTCACTTGTGATGGAGTTCTTGTCCCCGCGATGGCTGCCGCGTCAAGAAGAGATAAACATGCGGCTTAGGGAATTACGGGCTTAGTTGTCCCTCAACGGTAGAGGCCAGCGAACCAATACACACCTGGCCTTGTCCGTAGGAGGATAACAATGGACTTTACCGATGCTGTGGTATATGTATTAATCCCATTTTTGGTGTTCTACACGCTGTTAGCGTTTGTTTCACAGGAGGATTGACATGAACCTAGCCGAGCGGTACACTATGGGCTTGTTCATCGCTCTTAGCATCTTTGCTCTTGGGATGCTAGGTTACATCGCGGTGATCCTGCCATGATGAGGATTATAGCCTTTGGTTTGATGGTGTTGGAGTTTGTACTGGATGCGACGATTTGGTTGTGGGTTGATTAGCCAGTCCTAGTAAGGGAGATAAACATGAAATTCATTGTAGACAGGCGAACGTGGTATCGTGGGCATGGCAGTGATACAAGTTCACTACTTCGCGAAGATGGTACACGATGCTGCATCGGTTTCGTAGCGCAGCAATGCGGTATACCTGACTCTGCCATATTGAATCGCTCAGATATAGTTGAAATGAACTATAAAGATGACCCAAATTGTACACTATTCCCTAGCTGGATGAGGGATACTAGGAATATGATTGGACCGGCCTACAATGCCAATGACAACGACCAAATAAGTGACGCGGTACGTGAAACCAGGCTAAAGGCTATCTTTGCAGAGCAAGGCGATGAAATTGAGTTTGTGAATTAACCCACCCCAAAGGGTCCTAGTAGTCGAGAGGAGCGCAGCTGTGACGCAAGCGCAGTGTCAAATGTGTCCACGTAAGACTTTGATTCTTGGTTTGGTCGGTCGCATTGTTTTGTGTCAGCGTTGTCAAGAGCGTATTAACGAGTTTGCTTTATCGCAAAACATAACCTTCTCTGAGGCTGCCCAACGTCTGGGTTTGAAAGGATTCAGACTATGCGATTGATTAGAATAGCGTTAGTTTGCTTCTTGATTACGGTTGGCTTGTTGTATTGGGCTAATCAGGTTATAAGCGATCCAAATGACGAGTGCCAAGATAGTAGCTTGAACATCACAGCACGATTCATAGCTTGCACAATGGAGGGAAAATAACATGCCGTCAATGTCTTTGCCTATGCCTGCTTTTCAGCGTGAACTAGGTCTACGCACCATGAAATTGCGTATTTCATTCGCTAATCGAATAGCCAAGCGATTGGCTGTTCAGTGTAAGGAACGGATGGACAAGGGGTTTAGCCGGGCTGATGTGCTTAATCCTGTTACGCTTAGGGATATGGCAAGGTTGCATCAAGTCCAGCATGAACTCTGGCAACACGTTGTTGATAGGGTAAGAGAACTGGCCTAGTCCCCTGTTAGAGCATAGATCATCAGGGCTGTGCTCTAGCGGATGTACTAGGAGTTGGACATGAGCCAATCTAAATACGGTAAGCTGATTTCAGATAGTCAGTGTTTTCATTGGTGCCCTAAACAAGCAGATCGAGAAGGCCATGACTGGTGCCATTACATCAAGCAGCATGGGCAGTCTAAGCTGGATAACTGGGTAAAGCTATGCCCGTTACATAGGCAGGACTTCGATGACATCACATAAGCCCTACTTGGTAGAGGCTAGCTACGATAGCAGGCGTGGGGAGTTCAGCTTTAGGAACTTTGTGGCTGACATGCTTTTAGTTTACTACTTGATTTTATGTGCTGAGTTCTTTGAGAGGCTTGGACGGGATGAGAGATTTGACTGATTACAGTGAGCGGGAGTTGAACGAGTTTTGGTCTACGCTCATGATTAAGATACACCAAGAATTCTGCGAGCAGTCTCGAAGTTATGAGATGTGGAAGGCTGGAATTGATACTATTATGGAGATTGGCGGGCATTATCACGCTAGAAAGGAGTAACATGCGCGCTGTTTTAATATACTCATTTTTAATAGGACTTAACCTCGGCTGTATGTTCCTATCAATGCCCGTCTACAACTGGTGGAATCCAATGGCTGCGGGCTTTATTACAGGGCTACTGTTTGTTCATATGACAAAACGAGTGTACTAGACTAAGTTGTAGTAACAAATAAACTAAATAGGAGAACACTTGAACAACAAGATCAAGACAGCTTTGATGGTACTAGCTCTTGCAGGGATTGGGACGTTGGTCGGAGCCCAAACTAAGGATATTGCCCCAGATGGAGATGGTGATGTGAAAGTTATCCAGATTGGCTACAACGGATCAACTCCCACATTCCAGATTACGAATAACAATGATTTTGTAGTCATTGTTCGATTTGTTCAGCCCGGCATCACAGGAACTACGTTCACACTCTTGCCCAAGGAATCCCGTAACTTGGGTGCTTTTGCGGCGTATAAGTACTTTGTATGCCATAACGGTGGTTCGCCTGTGGTGGATGGAACAGTTTCAACAGCTCCAGAGTATGTGAATACCTGGACGGAAGTTACCTGTAAGTTGTAGAGTTGAATGTTCTGTTCTACTCATCTTGAAGTCCCGTGGGGATCAAGTTGAGTAGAATTGAGAATTCAATGACTGAGGATTACATGAGTAAAGATGGATTATTTGTTATTGTGCTGGTGCTTGTCTTTATCGGCTTGAGTAGCTGTGCTGATCGCATAGCTAGTAGCACGGATAATCACAGCAGAGTACCTGTTGTGAATTGTACCATGATAAGATACCAGCACACGCTGCGCGAAATGTGCTGCCAAGCTGAGACTTGTGTCTTAACTGAATAGGTAACAACGGGGCGAGCGAATTTTTCTGGTCGGTGAACGGCGCGGTTGGCGTCTCATTTTGAGACGGCGCGTTATAAAGGATGCGGCATCGGAGGCGATATGGCTGAGATTACCAGGCGCAAGGAAGTTTCTTACAGATGGATTTGCACCCAAAAGGATAGGTTGGAAGAGATTGACGCCAAGATTGAAGAATTAGTGGGATATCAATCTCAACTATCCAGCTATGTAGAGCATAAGTTTATACGCGGGCTGGATTGCCTCACATTGGAAGGTAAATTCAAGTATCTTATCAAAGAGTTAAGGGATGAGAGGAAATCACTCTGGCGGCGTGTTAGGCATGAAATTGAGGAAGAAGTCACGACTGATGCACCTCAAGCTGAGCCTGTGGAACAGGAGAAGTATGTGTCACCATTCATGCCTGTTAACATGGAGCGTGTGTTGTGAAAATAACGTATGAGCTTGCTTATAGAGTAAAGCCGCTGTCAAGAGATGAAGAATTTACTACCCCATACGTTAGTTTGGGCTATCACGAAGATGTTAATGATGCAGCAGACGCAGCGAAAGAGCTTAAGCGTGATGCACCCGGACTTGAAATCAGAATATGTGAGTGTCGCATATGAGTGAAGACGCGGATTTCAACATTGAGCAGTGGCGTGAGGACTTTGATAGGGATATGGCTGTGTACAAAGCTGCTGTAAAGTCTCTACAAGAGTTTAAGAAACAGCCTGTGATCAGATTGACGGCAGAAGATTGTGTATTCATGCGCCAGTGTGGGATTAAGGTGGATTGATGCGTGAAATCAAAGGTAATTTGTGGGACTACTATGGCAAGGATAACTTTGTCATTCTAGTTACCACAAATGGATTTGTCAAGAAGAATGGCGAGTGTGTCATGGGCCGTGGATGTGCGCTTGAAGCTAAGCAACGTATTCCACAGTTGCCATATCTACTAGGCTATCACATAAAGTTGAATGGAAATGTTCCGTTTAGAGTGCCAGCGGAGCCTATTATGACATTTCCCACAAAGCATGTATGGTGGGAGAAATCAGACATTGAGTTGATTAAGAAGTCAGCAGAGTTTTACGCAGCTTGTGACGCTGAGACTACGTTCATTCTACCACGTCCGGGCTGTGGTAATGGTGGGTTGAAGTGGGTGGACGTTAAGCCTGTGATTGAGACTATTCTATTGGATAATGTGTGGGTGATTACATATGGCCACTAGAAAGAAAAACACTGTTTCACACAGAGAGCGCAAAAATCCACGTTCCCGTGAGGACTACCGCGCTAAGCAGCGTGAGAGTAATGCTAAGCGTGGTAGACAAGAATTCGATCCCAAGACAAAGGAGTGGATTAGATAATGGCTTATATCACCCTATCATTCGACACAAGAGAAGAACGTGAGGCTGCCTATACGGAGCTACGTGAGAAGTATTACGATGTCGTGAAGTACAGTAATCCATGTTGGATTGAAGGAGCGTGGAAAAGTCAATGGTTTGTAGGCTATCTAACACCTGTGATTGAAACGGAAGAGCAACTAGCTGAGGAGATCAAAGATGCCCGACCACAAATTGCCTGAGGACACATTGGCTGCTCTTGAACACTTGGTACGCACAGCTAAAAAAGATGGAGTAATGGTTGTGGGCTTCGCTCTATGCGATGATGAAAAGCATCTAGCCATGATGAATTATGGAGATAGCCGCTTTTCAAGGAATATTGCTTTTTACAAAGAAGCCTGCGAGGTTACTGAGAGGAAGATTAAGCAGGGGAATACGATTGTGCATAATCTAAGTGAGGTCATGTGATGAGTAACCTAGAGCAATTCCTGGCTGATTATCCCTTTAAGCTGTTTATTGAAGAAGATGATTGGTTCTCACAAACGGCGGATGAAGCTAAGCACATGATTCAAAAGGCCCAAGCTAGGAAGGAACGTATTCGTGCGAGAAATCTTAGAAATAAAGCCAATAACGGGTTCCCCACTTACCGTTACGAAAAGGACCTTAACTTAGATATGGGCTTGCAGTATTACACAAGCCAACGTGGTCAACGTAGACGTTACCAGTTAGGCAGGGATTAATGGACCCAACAACAGAGAATCCCGAAGATTTGTACAATGAGTACGGTGGGGAATCGTATCACCGTGCGGCAGCCTAAGGAGACAAGAGCCATGAGTGACTGTGCGAAGCATCAATGGCAATCCACGCAGGAGTCTTGCCCCTCGTGTAATGCTGAGACAAGACGCGATACTGGTCGAATTAAAGACTATGAGGCACAACTTGAATTGTGGATGAAACGGGCTCGAACCTTTGAAACGGAGATAACCGACCTGCGCGGGAGGATGGAGGCAGTTGCGCCGACAGTGGAATTTTACTTGAAGCGCGAAATTGAGTCTCCGTCGAACCATCAAGAGTTTGCAAGAGAGGCGGCGGAAAAATTGGCTAGATTTCGCGCCGCTCTGGACGCTCCTACCGTCTCGCAGAAAGAAGGTTCCCGTTTCGCTGCCTGCCCGGCGTGCGGGTCTAAAATGCGTTCCATTCGCTACGATGTTCGAGTGTCCGAATCGGAATACAAATCAGAGCTATGTGCGAATACTTGGCATGACGCTCCTGGCGTGAAAGGAGATTCAAATGGCCAAGCCTAAGTTTCAAGCGGGGCAGGTCGTCAAATTGACGGTCTACAAGAAATCATACGTGCGTATTTTATCGACGTGGTGCTGGTTGAGAACGAAACCATCCCTAGGTCATGGTTGCACGTTTGAAGCCGAATATTCGCCGACTGGCAGAGATAGAACACACGAGAAAAATTTGCGTCCACTCACGGCCCGAGAAAGGGGAGATTCAAATGGCCAAACCTAGCCTTAAAGAGCCATTTCGCACTCTCGAAAATGAGATCATTGACACCTTGATAGCGGGGCATAAAGAGTGGCGTCCCGATCTTTCCTATCCCGAAAGCTATTCCGATATGCAGGCGGCTGTAAGGGGATTGCTTCGCATGTTTGACGTGAAGCGGCGGCCAATCGCGCTAGACATAAAGGAACTCCTCCCAAAGGAAGGAGATGCCAATGCATAGTGCGGTGGAGTTTGCTGAGTTATTGGCAAGGAATAAGTTTCCTTATGGTGCCGTGATGTATGAAGCCGAAAAACTAATCGCCGCTCGGGACGCCGCTCTCTGGCGCATGGCTCAGGAGCAGATGAAGGAAAAGATTTCGCAACACGTTCCTTTGGACTACGGCAAATGCTCTTGCGGGCTTCGGTGGCGGAAGATAGATTCAACGAATCCCTATGGCGACCTCCAAGAGCATATCCGCTCGATACCGCTCGATCCCCTGCCTGCCGGGGACGCTGGCGAGCCAGATTGGGACGCGATTCAGAAAAATGAACGCATCAGCGAAGGCTATGATGACATGCCAAATAATTTAGGGGCAGATCAAGAATGATCGAGGACGCTGGCGAGGGGCAAGAGGTGAAGAAATGAGGTGTGAGAAGGTGCGATGTATGAACTCTTTGGATGTTTGCTTGGATGGAGTCCTCTGGCTGTGTTGGGATCACTATGTCGAGGAAATGAGAAGGAGGAATCATGCCATTGCCGAAGAAGGACTGGACAGGCCAGCAGGCAGGGGATAAGGAGTAGATGATGTGCGAACGGTGTAAAGTAGGGATGAAGATGACGGTATTGGACTATGAAATCCCCACAGTTCCACGTAATGGTAGGTGGCGAGTCCTGAATGAATGTCCCCTGTGCCATTTACGGGTGTATTCCATTGTACTGGAGGCGAAAAAGAAATGATTGAGGGACGTGTATCAAAGAGACGTACAATTTCTTTGGGAGCAGACCCAGAGTGCTTTGTCTACTCAGGTCTTAAATTACTCCCTGCTTTTGAGTTTTTACCCGGTAAAGGTAAAGATGTAATGCTGTATAATGACGGGTTCCAGGCTGAATGGAAGTACAACCATGAGGGAGCACATTGCCAAAATAATCTTGTCAAATACACGAGAGAAAGGCTGATAGAATTGAATAGCCTAGCTTTACAGAAAGACCCCAAGGCTCGCCTATCTCTAAAGAATGTAGTTCGAGTTCCTCAAGTTATACTAGATAACGCACACCCTAGGCATGTGGAATTAGGGTGCGAACCGAGTTATAATGCTTATAATATGCGCGGTAAGCCTGTGGCTAATCCGCGTAAGCTACCGTATCGCTTTGCTGGTGGACATTGCCATTTTGGGACGTGGACTACACAGAAGCCAAACTACGAGAAGATTGTTAAGACTCTAGACAATATCTTAGGTGTGTGGTCTGTAGGAGTAGCACGGCATATAGATAATCCTATTCGCAGGCAATATTATGGGCTTGCGGGCGAGTTTAGAAAGCCGAAGTATACAGAAGGGTTAGGGGTTGAGTATCGTGTCCTATCTAACTTCTGGCTCCAATCACCTGCCATTATGCAATTAACGTGGGGTATAGGCAGAATGTGCGTGAGGCTGGCTCATTCGCGGTATGGGAATCTGTGGGCAGGGAACCAAGATGAGACGATTGATGTCATTAATAACTGTGACTATGAGAGAGCTACAAAGATCATTTATAGGAATCAGCCTATGTTTCGCTGGATTCTGAGTCAAGTCTACAAGCAGGTAAAATCTGTGAATAATGCTATTTGGTTATGCGAAGAAGGATTAGAAGCAGATGAAAACTTTGTAGGCAACTGGCATTTTGAAGATGAGTGGATACCAAATGCGGGACAGCCTTGGAGTCGTTGGGAAGAATAATGGCACTCAAAAAATGTCCGATGTGTCTGGGCCATGAGCCCAATAATGTTCACGCACGGGTTAGCAATCCACCTTGCTCTTATTGTGGTGGGCGGGGTGTATTAAATACAGAAGTTATGTGCCGATGTGGACGCCCAGGAATCCGTAAGCTTAACGATGTTAGTATTTGTGGGAGTTATGAGTGTGGTAAGAGAGTACTGGAGGCCACAAAATGAAAGTGTATCTGTTGGAGGATTTTATACCTTATGAGGATACATTTATCGAAGGTATCTTCTCCTCCGAAGAAAAAGCTGAAGAAGCAGCCGAAAACATCAAGTTTCACGGGAAGAAAAGTATTACTGAGTACGAGTTGGATACGCCAATAACATAGGATTGATATACCCCATCTAAAAGGCATGTAACGCGCTCTGAAGATGACGGGATAGCAGCGGCCCTGTACGGGCTGGGAGGAGGGTAAACCTTTTCGCATCTAGTCATTGCTGGTTGCCAGTCAGGAAGCTAAATTTATAGCGACAGCTGTACCATTGAGAGGCTCCTAAAGTCCACGGGCTTAGCCCTAGCACTCATAAAGAGTCGTAATGCTTGAATGGACCCTACAGGCTGAAGCGGTTTGGTAGGTGGATTGGATATATCGGTCAGACCTGGACACATTGTTCCTCGATTAGATGGGGTATATGAATCCTATGGAAAACAAAAAGCTCATGACATATGGAATCCTTAAAAGGGGACTTGAACTTGACTTGACCAACTACGATGCCGAATTCTTGGGGGAATGTTACATTGAAGGTGCAAGTCTCTTTGGCATAGGACCCATTGGGGGTGGTAAATTTCGCGGAGTAGGACTTCGCTTAACAAGGGACAAAGAGATAGCTTACGGCGAGTTGTGGGACATCCCAGATGAGTTGTGGGATTGGCTGGATGGTATAGAACAAAACGGGCGAGTTTACACACGGAAGATTGTTCCTGTCTGCCTGTGGGATGAGCAAGAGGCTGTGGATAAGGTGGTGGATGCTTGGGTATATGAACACTGTTTCAAAGATTTCAGGTACACAGACAAAATAGAGGGAGGACGATTCTAAATGAAGGGCCGTTTAGTAGTTGACCACCAAAACTATATCACAGACATGCTTAGGGACTTGGCCAAGGAACGTGGTTTTTGGTTTAATAGTAAACCAGAGCACTCTTGGGGTATGAATGATTGGAGTCCGGTACAGTGCTGGATGGGGGATCATATAGGACCTAAGAAGTTTAAAGCTAACTTTCAAGTCCAGCAAATGCCAGGGTGCTGTGCAGTGTTAGTCCTATCGTACATCCAAGTTAAGCCTTGGTCTTATGAACTATTCGATCAGATAGTAGAGTTTGTTGAGGTAGCGGCCAAGAACGCGGCTTTTGGATCAGTGGCTATGACGCAATGTGTCCCGGCTTTTAGTAAGATGCTATGGAAGGAAGAGCCTTGGACCAAAGCGTTGGACAGAGGTTGGGTTGCCACACCTGCTTTTAGAAACGGAAAGAGCGGAAACCTAGTTACGTATTTGCTTAAGGACCTGGGGCAAAATGCTAAGGTGGTTGGATTTGAGGTTAGGTACGTTGAGTAATCTTATAAAGGAGGACATATGAAAGAGTTATACTACGTTATCTGTAGAGATGGATCGGGGGATATGTACGTGGAAGTCGATGGACCCTACAAGACTGTAGCAGAGGCGAAAAAGGAGGCGGACCAGTTTGATGTTGAACCGGAACGTACTCTCACGCTTATTTCTATGGATGACGGTGGAAATATAAAGCAGCTGTCCGTAGCCACATCACCTAAAAGTAAGTGGAACTGGATGTAGTCCACCCCAAGGGTCCTATTAACGAGTTTGGCAGTAGAGCCACCGAAGGAGCGATACGGTCAAGGTGAAAGCCTTGACGGGAAGCTGAAGGGACTTTAGGTGTAAGGACATAAGCTCCCCTTCGACCTAACTAGCTACTGCCAATGATATTACACCCACCTGCTAGCTCAAGCCAATGAGTATAGCACTTAAAGTGGAGTGTACGTGGTCCCCCGCAAGGGGTAAGGTGATAAGCTAGTGCCCTGATTCGTCAGGCCAATGCAGCCTAACTCTGTAACGTATCAACGTAATACGTCCTGAAAACAAAAGCAGAGCGGCGATTGGAGGGAGCCTGTGGCTTGTTGGGAGCACAGGCTTTCCAAATATTTTATGAAACCCTATAGACATAAAGAGCACAAGTGGATTGAGTCTGTGAATACCAAGTGTCCGACTTGTGATGGAGTTGTATCTATTTGCTCTGTGTCTCATTGTAGGCGACATAAGTGTGCGAAACACGGTACATTTGATGTAATCCAAGAACCGGGAGAAAGCTACGCGATGATTTATTGGAGATGGAGAGGTAGCTATCAATGATACCACGCTGGATTATTACACAGAAAACAATGCCTCACGGGGTACGTGGCCCTAAGAAACCTGTGCTGGTAATAGAACGTGAGAGCTGGCCTGCGAGTAGGATACTCACTGCTGGGTCTGGTAGGGACGTGTATCAACCATTTGAAATTCCAGGTCTTTTCAAGCTGTGGGAGTGGCGCTTTTGGGCTTGTATTCTAACTGCACCGGGGCATATCTTGGCTGAATGCAGATCATGCGGTCATAACAGCACGGAGTCTACGTCAGATAGACAATTGCACTTCGCCAAGGGAGGATGTACTAAAAGACTCTGCGCCGCATACGATTTATTGCTCAAGGATAGCAAGTGCGTAATTTGTGACCACCATACTGCGCAGAGAAAATGGGGTGTTCCTTTGTGCTCATCAGCTTGTACTCAAGCGTGGTGCGAGAGTGAACCACAGCCTCGTGCTCTACTAGAGGCATTAAATCTTGTTGGTACAGAGGGTTGGGCATAAATGGGAATTTCTATCTATCCACGCACCGCAAGGCTTTGCAACAGATTCAGCCTAGGCTTAGACCCTGAGTTTGTGTTTAACTCAGCTACAGGAAAGTATATCTACGCTGAATCATGCGGCTTAACTACGTCAAGAGCCTTCGGGTCCGATATGGCCGGTAGACAAGCTGAGATTCGAGCTTATCCCTCCAAGTTTGCTCTTGAGGTCGTGGCTAGTATTGTGGATTCACTGAGATGGATGGCTTATGTACATAGGTATGATATATCACAGCTTACTTGGTCTGCTGTCTCGTACAACGGGAAGGATGGCTGTGGCGGACATATACATCTGGGACGTAGGCGACCAGATAGACAGAAGGATGTTGAGATACTGGATACAATATGCCAAACCTTGATTAATCAAGGTGTGTTTAATAAGTATACCTTTAATGCGCGAGTGGTCAACACACATTATGGAAAGTACGGGGATGTACGTCCTCAGTCTCATGGGTATGAGTACAGGACTTTACCTACTCAAATGGCTAGTCCGTGGCTTATGTACTTTGTGTTGGTGCTGAATAAGTTATTGCTGTATCGTGGTAGCAAATGGCGTATTGAGAAAGGTAGAGAGTATGATGCGATTTTGACTTTGCTACAAGTGTATCAAAATCGAGATGATGATGCAGCCATTGCCTTACATGCCTTGCAGAAGTGGGGATTGCCTTCTGAAGATACAACAGATTTTAGAGGTAGGTGGGGGGTGGAAAACTTTACAAAAGCTCCTACAGACTTCTCTTTTAATCAGTTTGGTAATTGCTTCTTCCCCAGCATGATTAAGCCTGAGGAACAAACATGTCATGAGTTGTTTGAGTACTTGACTCAGGGAACACCAATGCTAAAGCGTACACCTCAACCTACGTGGGAGCCTTTTCAACTTCCTAAGGGATTCTATAACTTAACTGTTCAACAGCACACTCTTGGGCATCTGCCAGATGTGGTTAAAGATTTAATCTCCAAAGGTCGGAGAGTACATCTTAGTGTGACAGAGTATTTTTACATCTATCATGATGTACCTTTACCTATTCAGGGGATAAAGCAAGCTCTGAGAAGTAGTATAGATGAAATTGTCTTTCATCGGACAACTTCTGGAGGTATTCAGATAGGTGTACCCTCCGAGTTTAACAAGTCCCTTGCTCAGTGTAAGATGTTACATAACGTGTTAAGCAATACGAATTTGTTCCCTGTGTGTAGGGCTGTAGATTACAAGACAGTCGATTGGTCAAGGTGGGATAACCCTAGTAGGAGTGCGCCTAAGGCCCCTTTGGGGAAGCTTAAGGATCACATAGTCGGGAAACCACCCAAGACTGAAATTGAACCTGCAATAAAACCTGGAGTAAGAAAACAAGCACCGTACCCTAGAGAGGAGTGGTAGCTATATCTGTGGCATAGCAGGCTGTATTAGATGGGGCAACAAGCCCATTAACGAAGAAGTAATCGGCATATTACTAGTCGGTAATGAGCACCGGGGTAACGATAGTGCAGGAATTTGTATCCAACAAAGTGACGGCTCGTTAAATATTATCAAGAAAGATGTTCCAGGCTGGAGGCTGGTTACATCTAAAGAGTATGAGCAGTTTATCAAGGACTACCTTAAGCCTGACAGTCGGAGCGTGTTGATACATGCTCGCGGAGCCTCTCAGGGTAATCCCCGAGATAATAAGAATAATCACCCAATGTTTGCGGGGTGTTCAGCTATTATTCATAACGGAGTGATACGGAATGATGATAAACTATTTGAGATACTGCACCTTGAAAGGAAAGCAGCTACGGATTCCGATATTATTCGAGCTATTGTTGATAAGTATGGACTTACCAAAGAGGCTATCAAATTTCTGGCTCGCGCTAGTGGTAGCGGGGCTATCGCAGGGGTACATCCCGAATTTCGTGATAAGTTATTGCTGGTTCGTAGCGGGAATCCTCTGACATTGGCAAGTAATGAGGACTTCTTCTTCTTTTCTAGTGAGAAAACCACGTTGCATAAGGCTTGCAGGCCATTTGTTATGAGGATGGGCATGTGGTTTCAAGCACAGAGGCCGGATGTGGACTTTGCTAACATGGCTAATAATACCGCTTGGATCATTGGTCCTAAGGGCTTGGAAGCGCATGTTGAATGCCAGATTTGTCAAGGGGACTATACTGAACCGTGGCGTAGGACGTATGAGGAATATAGTAAGAGACAAGAGAAGTGGGATGACAGGATGAAACCGGCTGCTAGTAGTGATGGGAAGATGAAACCTGCTTATTGTTATAAGTGTGATAGGGAGTGGTTAATTCCTGTTAATGGTATCTTTAGTCAGTACACTTGTGATACTGGCAATGGGGGGTGTGGTAGCTCGCTGTGGCAACCTAAAGAAGAAAGTAAGATTCGAGTTATAGATCAAAGGAGGGTTAATTGATGAAGTCAATTTACATAGCAGGAGGCTGTAAGGGTAATACAGCCGTTAACATCCTTAAGGGACATCTTGAAGCTAAAGGACATCGTGTTACTAGAGATGCTAAGGACCCGTTAGGGTGGGATGTTACCGTAAGGTGGGGCATTTCATATCAAGGGAACAAGCCAGCGCTTAATGCGGGGGTGAATCAGTTTGACAAGCTTGGTGCTATGTTCCAGTTTATTAGAAACAAGATTAGGACTCCATATCCCCACACTGACTTTGAAGATTACGTTAACCTAGACAAAGGACAAATTGTACTGGCTCGGAATGTCCACCATGTCAAAGGTAAAGATATCGTAGTTTGTAAGACATTGAAGGATGTAAGAGCTGCTGCACACAACAAAGACTTCTTTGTGGCATGGATTCCCACTCAGACCGAGTATCGTGTTTGGGTGTTTCGAGATAGGGTATTTGGAATCTATGAGAAAGTGTACAAAGGCGAGGGAGAGTACGAAGGCTTCATGCGGAATCGAAGGTTTGGTTTCAAGTTCGAGAAAAGGGATAACCTACGTGGAATGAAGGAGATAGAGGTTCCAAGTACTAAAGCGGTGAAAGCTCTTAACATGGACTTTGGCGCGGTTGATGTTATCCTTGGTAAGGACGGAAAGATTTATGTACTAGAAGTAAATTCCATGCCTAACATTGACTCTCCAAAAAGGAGTACAGGTATCCGACTGGCAAACTTAATTTCAGACTGGGCCGAGGCGCAATGACTAAAATCACTGGAACACGGGTTGTTTATGCTTGCCCTTTATGTCAAACAGCTTTCTCTCATCCCCTTAACTATTGCTCTCGTTGTCCAGGTAAGTTAATCAGACGCGAAGTACCTTTTTCCTACAAAGAAAATCCTAAAGGATATTTTGAAGGTATAGACGGAAGTAAGAAATACAAGGAATGGCTAGAGTCTCATGGCTTAAAGAGGGGGGAAGTATGAGCACTCGTCTTAGAGTTGTCCTTAAGCATCCAAGTGGAGTCATGTCCACTGGCTCAAAGGCTGTGAAGGAATTGTTAATTCTCACGCATCCCCAAACTAGCAACATGGCCTTAGGTAAAGTTATGATGAAACTTGGGGGCATGTCTAAGATTGAGAAGATACGGGTAGTGTCTAAGAAATTACCTCATGGATATACTTTGACTTTATTTCAGGAGCCGCGCAGGACTAGGAAGAATCGGTCCCTTTATTGGCAGAAAAGGATTGACAATAATCAACCCCAAGCAGGAGGCATAGCATAGATATGCTAGTTGGAGGATATAATAACTTTATTACTCAGTTTCCGGATTTAACTGAGATTAGCTACATGCGAGATAGTTGGGTGGCTGCCCATGTCTCGCCTGGGCATTTAGAAGAGATTAAGACGGAGTTTATCTTCTTTGTTAAAGCTACTGGGGTTAGTGACAATGCTGTTGAATTAGGCTTTAAGCCCGTCTCAGCTATGAATAACTGGTACCATGCTCACAGAACTGAAAATCGAAGGATGATGTTCTACTGGATGCGGAACCCTTATCCTCAAGTAGAGCCACAGAAGCCTCACAGGGTTAGCTGGGGGATTGATAGGGGTATGGCTGAGTACCCGCCTCATATTCCTAACAGGAAGATGCTAAGTCAAGATGAATTTCTAGCCGCTAGTGGCTGTGGATTTATGATTGGAGAGCCGCCTTTTGTATGGGACCTTATGCACAGGTTTCATACTCTCATGAGGATGCCTGTTGAGGTTCCACAACCACAAGTTGAAGAGCTAGTCAAGCATGGATATAGGTTGTTGGATACTGGTAGTCTAGCGAGCTACTGGATCAATGGCTGGCTTCCTGATGAGTACTCCTTTAAGAAAGAATGTAGGTACTTTAAGTGTAAAGCGGATTGGACGCCTAAGGTGGTTAAGAGAGTTAAGCTGGCGGAAGGGAGTAAGTGAATGAGAGTTACTCATGGACATAATTTGGTCAGGTAAAAAGTGGAAGGAGAAATAAGTGTTTATTGACAACAGTCAAGCGCAGGCTTTTCGTTTGTGCCCCCTGTACTGGTATAACTCTTATCAAGTAGAGGGACTTGGATTAGAACCTAAAGCAAATCTGAATGAAGTAACTCCCTTAGGATTAGGCTCACGTATTCATGAGCTATTAGAAGAACACTACAAGCAAGCTCTACTTTATCCTCCCAGTGAGAATGCGGCTCTTGAAATTGAAGCTCAAATGATTATGGAAGCTTACAAAGCTAAATATCCGCAGGAGACATTCACAGTAGAGGATATCGAAAGAACCTTCAAAGTAGAACTACCTACAAAGATTGGAGGGTATGAGTCTAGATACAAACATATTTACACAGGAAAGATTGATCTTGTTGTCAGAGAGAATGAGGGCCTTTATCTTATAGATCACAAGTCAGAAAAGCGTAGGTCTAATTCAAATTCACCGAAAAAATGGGCTGCTAGGGACCAAGCCTCCTTGTATCTCTGGGCAGCAGCCAAAGTCTATAAGGAAGAAATAAAAGGATTCTTCGTAAATGTTCTCAAACGGCCAAGTGATAAGCTCCAAGAAGGGCCGTTATTTCCAGACAGACAAAGACTTGAGAGAACACCTGAACAAATTGAAATAGCGGTTCGAGATTTAGTTATAGTTGCTGATCAAATTGAGGACTACCAGCAAATGTTTAAGGATACATTGTTCCCCTCGAATAAGGAGAACTGCTTCAACGGATACTATGAATGCTCGTTCTACCTCCCTTGCACCTATGGTTGGAGTGAGGAGATAAGACGAGAGAAATATCAAGCTAAAAAACCTTATCTTAATCTTACAGGCGTTCCAATTATTCAGCCTTAAAAGGAGCAAAAATGCAGATCACGTTTAGTTTGGGCAACGACTCTTCTAACCAAGAGGAGACTATCTCTTGGAAGAGAACCATCACTCTGGGGAGGCTATCTTCGGCACACGTCGTCGAAATCTACAAGCAGTTAGCCGACACTATGGACACTCTCCTAAAAGAGCACCAACCGTCCCAAGCGGAGCAGGAAGCGTGGGAAAAGGAGCAGATCGCGAATCTCACGAGAAGGCTTCTCGCGGAGGAGAGCATCGACGCACGGGTCAAGGCTGCCGCAGAGAAGGCAAAGACGGAAGCCAAGGAAAAGAAGTAGCAATGAGAACTTGGTCGCATGAAAAGAAATACAAGTGCTGGAACTGTGGTATTAGACCTATAGCTAAGCAGATTTCTTTCCCTATCTGTGATGAATGTTTCTTCTGGCAGGTGCGGAAACTAGCTGGGCAGGGAATTAGAGTTGTGATTATTCCGTTGGAATGGGAGGACCCGGATGAAGCCTAACTTTATCTATGATTTAGTTCGAGAGGACGGAAGGTTGGAGAGAGTCTGCAAGCACGGAATAGGGCACACTGTAGGACACTTAGACCCAAAACAGTTATCAGATGAATATACGTGGGTACATGGCTGTGATGGATGCTGTGATTCCTATGAAAGACAGGAGGAATAATGTGCCCTATCTTTGATTATGTTTGCCCTAAATGCAGTGCGAAGTACGAACGCTACGTACAAGGGAATGGCCATTTAGAAAAACGCCATAACCCCCTATGTGAAGTGTGTGGAGTGGAGACTGAGAAGGTGGAGTTCAGCTTAGTAGCCCGCCGCAATCCCGAAAAAGGAATTCAAACCTAAAGGAGTAACATGCCCGCCAAAGAACCCTCGCAGTTAAACGAAGCCTACCAAGCTTACAAAGACAATCCTACCTCTGAAAACTATGAAGCTTTAGGACTAGCCCTAATGACTTTTATAGAAGCTACAATAGTAAGAACTCATGGCAGCCAATTTAGAGAGCTAGAGGATGCAGTAGGAGAGGCTTGCCTTAAAGTGTTTGAGGGCTTATCAAGCTTTGATTCTAAAAAGAGTGGCTTTAGTACATGGGTATATACTGTAACAGAACACGCCTGTATAGATGCGTTAAGAAAGCGTAACGGTCAACAGGAAGAAGAACTAGATACAGCTATTCTCAACGATCAAAGCTATGACTTCTACAGAGATATGGACGCCAAAATTGACCTAGAGAAGAGGATAGCTAAGCTGTCTAAGGAAGAACAAGAACTTATAGATATGAAGATGCACGGGTTCTCTAATGATGAGATAGCAGCAGAGCTGGATACTACAGAGGATGCTGTTAAGGGGCAGTGGAAGAGGATTATTTTGAAGCTAAGGACCCCGGGGGTGGGAGTTGAACATCTATTTAATCTCTGATACTCACTTCAATCACTATAACATTAAAACCTATTGCCAACGCCCTGATGATTACAATGAAAGGTTAATTCGCAACTGGCGAGAGATAGTTAAAGCTGATGATATGATTATACATCTTGGGGATGTCTTTATGCACAAGGTCGCTGGATGGGACGTAATATGGCCTCAGCTAACAGGAAAGAAAACTTTGATTCGTGGGAACCACGATAGAAAAAAGAGCGCAGGATGGTGGATAGATCACGGCTTTGATAGTTGTGTGGATAGTCTTATACTACGAAGATGCTGGTTAACTCATGAACCAGCAGACCATCTACCCCCTGGCTGTATCTTAAACATACACGGGCATTTACACAATATTTGGCATGGTTTCAATCAACCAGGACAGTTCCCTGCCGTTAAGCTTAGACATCCTTGGCAGCGGCTATTTTCGGTCGAGTATACGAACTATATGCCTGTGGAAATGGATAAGTTTATTGCACACCCTAAAAAGTATCTAGCTACAGGATTAGGAGATTAAATTGAGATGGCTCTTGATAATTTGTTTAGTGTTCCTGTTAACGTCAGTAGTTAAACCAGCCGATGTAGACATGGACCTCACAGCTTGGTACAATGGTTACAACCAAATGTACTTCAACAATGAGCTGCCAAAGGCGGGGACTCTTAGCCCCCCGGATGTTATCATTGACTTTCACCTACGTGATCCGAAGAAGATGGGTGTTACAATATTTGGGGAGGCTGATGGCTACATTCGTATGTCGTTCAATCCAGACTATATAAAGAGCGAAAAGACCTTGAGGCTTACACTCTTGCATGAGCAATGTCATATAGAATTGTTCGTGGAGGATGTGCATACCCTAGATGACCACGGACCTGAGTGGCAGGCTTGCATGTTGAGACTAGCGGAGAAAGGAGCGTTTCACGACTTATGGTAAATAAACCACACGAGTGTCAAGAAGCCCACACTTGCTGTTGCGGGTGTCAAGACCTGGAACCCCGCGAGGATTGCCCTATTCACGGTGACCCTTGGCCACCTAAGTGTGTTGTATGTGGGAGGTTTATGAAGTGGCCTAAGCCTATAGAGAGTCCTTATCCCTGGGCATTCCACTGTGATGACATCTAATTCCACCCCAAGGGTCCACCAGTGAGCCTGGAGCCCGTAAGGGCGGGAAGGCGAACAAATAGGAGGAAAGGTGAAAGTAGCTATATATTATACAGCAGAAGAACTTCCAAGTTGGGTAGATCAAGATGACTTACCTTATGATAAAGACTGGTGTGGCTTTCTAACAATAGAAGATGGAGACTATAAGGCAATCTATAACGATCACATGGAGCCAGAAGATGCTACTTTTGATAGAGGCTTAAACTGGATTAAGAAAGAACTCGAACGTGCCGCGAAGCGATAAGTCCTTTCCTTTCAACAAACTACATCTCAGCTAGGTGTACAAAAGCGGCGCAAACACACTTCGGGCACTTCGTTCTCGCTTACGCTTCACTACATTAATTATACGTCCGGCGAAGGGAAAAGTGTCACGAATAAGTCACCGAGAATGACGGACTTACAATAAAGTTTTAGTACTAGTACTTTGCGTTTACGAGAATAAAGGACTTACGTCACAAATTGTGCCTAAAAATAGTTTGACACTTTTGGTCGCATTTTTCGTATAATTAAGTATGAAGATTAAATGAAGTTGAGTTTGGAGGACGCCATGAACCGTGACGGTTATGGACTCCAACCGGAAGGCTCGACTGATCGTACCGTCGGGCTGTCAGCACGGGCCTTCCAAACCTTTTGAGAATGAGAGGGTTACGTTGCCGCTTAAGTTATACAATACACGTGAGTTAATAGCGCCAGATAAGTTTAAGTTAAAGATATTGATATATGGCATGGCTGGTTCGGGGAAAACGTCCTTCATGGCCTCCGCTAACTCCCTAGAGCACAAGCTTTTAGCGGGAGTATGTGAAACGGGAATGGGTAAAGGACAGCTTTCTGCTGCGAGTACTGGATATACCGCCTGTGATTTAGAGAGCTACAATGATTTTCAAGAGTTTTGCACTAAACCTCCTGCTGGATTCGATGTTTATGGTCTAGACTCCTTGAGTTGGGCGAATAAAACTTTCGTAAAAGATAAAGCACTAGCGATCCCCCGTGCTAAAGGGGAATCACAGAAGAGACTGTTAGGCGTTCCTGAGTTGGATGATTATGGAGTTATGGGGGAACTTAGTCGCAAGCTGGTTCAGCAGTTGTTAAATCAGCCTACTCATATAATCATAACGGCAGGGTTGCGAATAGATAAACCTGATTTTGAGAATGGACAAGGTGATGTTTTAGTAGGGCCAGACTTACCTGGAGCCATGTTCTTAGGTGTTACGGCAATGGTGGACGTTGTACTCTACTTGGGCACAAGAAGTGTGCTAAGAGACCCTAGAGATGCAAAGTCTAGGTACACTGAACGGTATTTCATTACCGAAAACACGGGGGGAAGGCTGGCTAAAAACCGACTTTCTGTAAATGAAAAAGGGGTCTCGTTCCTCCCTACAGAGGTGCTATTTGACCCCGCTAGTGGCTTAGGAACATTTGATTGGTTTTTAAATAAAGCAAAGGCTGAGTACACCAAATATTTGCTAGAAAATCCGGTAAAGAATGCTACATAAAAGCACAGAACAAAAACTTGCCTATAATAAAGCGTATTATTGGGCGAATAGAGAACAGATTAAAGAGAGAGGCAAAGAAAAACTTGCGGCTAAGAGAGCTTACAATAAAGAGTACAAACTACTAAACCCCGAAAAAGTTAGACGCCGTATGCAAAAATATATTAGGTCTCCTCGGGGCAGGTACAAAAACTTTCTTTCTCGATTAAGTGTTCAAGATAAAGAGACTGTTATTAGCTTTGAGGAATTTCGAGTAATCTTAACTCAACCTTGCTTTTATTGTAATGGTACTTTAGGGGAGACAGGCTGTGGAATAGATCGAATAGATAATACCATAAGATATATTTCTACTAACTGTAGACCTTGCTGCCCTCAATGTAACATTGCTAAGCATGACTGCACTGAACAAGAGTTTAGAGAATGGATTACGCGAGTTTATAGTAATTGGGTGGAGGTAAAGGCGTGACATATTCAGAGCGAGTAGCCTTCTTGAAGAAGATTAAAGAGCTAGATGATAAGTACAAAAATGAGATGGACGCCCTTTGGATTCACATTCGTAACCTTGAAGAGAAGTTATTGAATCCTCAAGAGTATACTTCAGGTAAATAAACTATTAAGTTTGGGAGTAGTAAGCAGTAAATCGCCAGCTCTAGCCGACCCCTAACTGGCGTGGGTGGCGGGATCGGATGATCCTGCGCTGAACCTCCCATTAGGGGCATCTGAAAAGGTGCCCCGACAATTTTATGCCAAACAAAAATAAACCAACAGGTAACATGGAATCAAACGGAAGTATTTGGCTAGAGCCTATGAAGCCTCAGCCAGCGCCAGTGATTCAGGACAAATCTGTGCCTGATCCAAACCCTCAAATCGTTCAGCCTAAGATTGGGCCTAATCCAAAGGCGGGTGGTGACTGGCGTAAGCAGGTTAAGCCAGTACCCGCTGATCCTAAAGATGTTGTTCCAAGTAATCCTACAGGAATCGTCAAAATTTAATCGCTGTAAAGTCTAGCAATAGACCAGTCTAAACTAAAATGGGAGAGTGAACCTTGGGTTGGGAAACAGTAAGTCTCGCAGATACAAAGATCGAAAAGCCAGCCGCAGTACCAGCAGGAACGTATGTCTTTACGCTTCAACCTGGAGCAAGTTATAGGCAGAATCCCTATAATAATATCCAGGAACTCAACGTCCGATTTGATGTAACGGATGGAGAGCACGCAGGCCGTCCGGTGTTTGTTTCATACCCCGACCCCACAGCATTGAATCGGGAAGGCAAGCCTATGACGTGGAGTGCTCAGGCTCTTAAGAAGCTTGAGATCAGTCTGGGACAGGATGCTCTGCCCGGCGAGGACACAGCAGCTTATTTGAACCGCATTGCTACTAACGGTAATGCAAGGGTTGTGGCTCCGTTGCTTCCGGGTAAGACGTACACAGATAAAAAGACTGGATTGGAGCGCACAGAGGACCCGAAGTTTGGCATCTTCGATGTACAGCCAGCCGCGTAATCTCCATTGCAAGGGGACCACAGGGGTCGTAGAAATGCGACCCCTATTTCTTTACCCCCGTACCAAAATCCTCAGGAGGCCGCTTGTCCAAGAACGGAATTATTTCCACAGTTATTTCCCTCTTTATTAGCTTGGTGGGCTGGGGTTTAATTGCAGCTTGGGTTTACATGAAATTAAAATACTAGGAGATTAAAAAATGAACGTCGCTCTTATTTTTGTTGCACTCTCTGCTGCGGAACTTGGACAGCTTGGAGATAGCTATACAACGGAACGTGGTCTAGCTGGAGGTCTTAAGGAAGGCAATCCAGTTGCTTCTTGGATTGTAAGTAAGATCGGTGAGACTGGCATGACGTTGTTGAAGGTGATTGGACTTGCGCAAGCTGTTCCAGTACTAGCGTATGTTCTCACGGGATACAATGAAACCTGTCTTACTCTCGTTGCGGGTATTGTTGGAGTGGAAGGTATCGTGGCCACGGTTCTAAACTACCTGACCATGAAGAAGGCGGGGATTAAACTGTAATGCCGCTACGCGAAGGTTCAAGCAAAGAAACCATCTCCTATAACATTAGTAAAGAAGTTAAATCTGGCGTTCCACAAAAGCAGGCGGTTGCTATTGCGCTTTCCAAAGCGGGAAAAAGTAAGAAGGGGAAGTAATGTCCACTAAAACCTTATATACTTGTGATCGTTGTGGAAGAGAGACGCTAGAGGATAGAAGTTATTGGAAAGAAATCTATTTAGAATTTGATCAAAAGGGTTGGACGGCATGTCCTAAGTGTTTAGATCAGTTTGATCTATTTCTTAACAATAAGCCTACGGAGATAACCTACATTGAGGGTTAGCGAGAAAGAATCCTGTAAAGGGTGTCCGATGGTTAAGGTGGACTGCTGGTACGAAAAAGCCGGACGCAAGGTACATCACATCGGCGCTGATATGTCCTTCGTACCGCCACAGATTGGCCCTAGTTTAAGACTAGTCCTAGCCCGCGATCCCGGTGAAAATGAAAACATAGAAGGTAAGCCGTTAGTTGGAGCGGCAGGAAAGTTCTTTGATAGCCTAGCACGAAAGGCAGGAATAGATCGTGAGCAACTTACAATACTTAATTGTCGTCAGTGTCGGCCCCCTAACAATGTTGACCCTCTTTCTCCTAGCGCAAGGTTTTATATATCAGAGGCCGATGCTAAAAAGGCGACGGATCAATGCTGGAGGAACCATGTCAAGCCAATATTGGATAGTAGACCTTGGGAAAGATTCGACGCTCTCGGAGGGGAAGCACTTGAAGCTCTAACAGGAAAGAAAGGTATAGAGAAGTGGCGTGGCTCTCCTCTCCCTCTAAAGAATGAGATCAAGCCAAAGGTTATTGGCACATACCATCCAAGCTATATCATGGTCTATGGGCAGGGCGCAATTCCTGCCGTGATTAGTGACTTAAAAAAGGGGCTGACTGTACCTCCTGAGTACTATAACACTACACCAACACTAGAGGATGTAGCAGGATTTAGATCAACCAAGCTAGCGATAGACATTGAAACAAATAGATTTACTCAGGCTATAATCTGTGTGGGTTTATCTGATAGACCGTATCACGCGATGTGCGTTCCGTTTAAGGGCGCGTACATAGCTGAGATTAAGAGGATCATTGAGAACGCTGAAGAAATTATCACACATAATGGTATATCTTTTGACATGCCTCGTCTGTGTGCCGCTCTTGGCATCAAGGTACTTCACGCCAAAGAGTTTGATACTATTCTTGCTCACCATCTTATTAGTCCAGATTCCCCTCACGATCTTGGCTATGTGGCCTCCATCTTCCTACAGAAGCCTTACTGGAAAGATGAAATAGGCCAGAACCTAGAGTACTACTGTTGCAAAGACGTTGATGGTACGCTACAGATTGCCAATCAGATTAAGCCTATTCTTAAGTCTCAGAAGCTCGAAGACTTATACTGGTACACCCAAGTCCCCTTAGCTAAGATATGTCACTTAATGGAAACCACTGGCATCCACACCTCAGGCGCTAGAGCAAACAAGATTCGTCAGGATTTACTAGCTGAGATTAAAAGCTTAGAGAAGACTCTTCCAGAGGGACTTAAACCTTATGATAAATGCATTCGTGTTCGCAAACCTGCTCCAGAGGGCACTCTCGGAAAATCAGGAAAACCCATCAAGTACATCCATGTCCCCGGAACTGAAAGAATTGTGCCTTGGAGTTCTCCAAAGCAAGTTGAGATATTCCTCTATCAAAGACTGGGACTTCCAGAGCAACTCAACTCCAAAACCAAAAGAGTAACCACTGATAAGACTGCACTAGAGAAGCTAGCTAACAAAGAGAAGGACCCACTCATTAGGGCCCACATTCAAGCTGTCCGCAAGCTCCGTAGCCTAGATGAACTAGCCTCAAGCTTTATTAAGGGGATGAAAGATGAAGATGGGAAAGAAATTCCAATTAGAGATGGAAAAGTATATTGTCACTTTAGCCCCTACGGAACTTCGAGCGGTCGTCTATCATCCTCAGGTCCTAATATGCAAAATCAGCCTCCTGCTGCAAAATATATCTATGTACCTTCTGATCCTGATTGGTGCTTCGTAGAAGCCGATTTTGCAAGTGGGGAAAATAGATTAACTGCCTGGTACGCTAACGATCAAGAACGGCTCCAAAAACTTGCGACTCCGGGGTATTCCGAGCACAAGGAAAACGCACACATATTCTTTGGAATACCTGTACAAGATGTAATCAAGGATAACTCTCCAGACGCTCCCTATGGACGAGCTAAGAAACTTACTCACGGAATCAACTACGGGGAGGGTCCACGTAAAATAGCAATGAACCTAGATATGCCAGAGGCGGAGGTAAGAGACTATCTTTTTAAGTGGCGACAAGCAAACAGACCTACCGTTGATTGGATGAAAAAAGTATCCAAAGAAGCTGAGTCTACAGGGGTGCTAACAACCGTCTTTAACAGAAAAAGGTGGTTCTGGACAAGCAAATTGTATGGAGAATCGCTGAGTTTCCTTCCGCAAAGTACTCTCGCTGATATAATTATTCGCAGCATGATAGGATTACTTTATGAAAGAATTGGATTGTCTGTTGAACTCGCACTCAAGGCTTCAAATGTTTTGGAGCCGTTGCCCAAACCAGCAAGACTCTTACTATCCGTGCATGACTCCCTTCTTATCGAAGCACCAAAACAACTTGTGCCAGAAGTGGTACGTTGTGTTAGAAAAGTAATGGAACAAAGCTGGCCTCAATTAGCTGGCTACAGTATTCCCGCAGAATTCAGCGTTGCCCCCGCTTCTTTATCCTGGGGCGAAACCAAACCGTTCAAACTGGAGGATTAATGGAACCTGGACAAGTATTCTGCTACAAGACGACAGGTGAGCTTTGTATTGTCATACGATTAGAGGACGCAGGTGTAGTTGTGCGACGCCCCGTTATGTCACATGAAAATGGGATTACCCATTCACTGGACCGCGTAGCGGAATTTGAGCTAGAGAGTATTGAAGATCACCTTCGTAGAGAGGCCAAAGAAATGGTCCTCAAGACCAAGATTCAAGATGAGATGGTGGCAGAGTTGGCTAAGGCTCAAGCAGCTAAGCCTGCCTTAGAACTGGTGAACTAATTGGCCGAATATCCTTTCACACTAGACCCACCTTTTGACCTTTACAAAACGACATCCCACGACCCCGCCGAACAAGCCTTTCGAGAGTACGAGCACGAACGATGGGAGGAAGCCCCAGAGCGGTGGTCCCCCCTTATCAACCTTGAACAACTTGCCGCCCGTCCTAATCTTGAGATTGAATGGTTTTGCCCAGATTGGATACCTGTCGGAGCAAAAACAATTCTATCCGCTGAGCCTAAGACAGGCAAGACCATACTCCTCTTTCATATTCTTAAAGCCGTAACGGAGGGTGGAAAGTTTCTTGGCAAACAGTGCCCACCCACAAGGGTCCTATATCTAACAGAGCAGACTGAGCAGGAGTTCAAGAAACAAGTCTGTGAGGTTAAAGGACTTATAGGGAATAAGAACTTCTTCGTACTTCTAGCTGAAGAAACACCCCAGGAGATTAAGACATGGGAGGACACTATCGCGTTTGCAGAGAAGATGCTCTCACTTACAAAGTCGAAAATCTTAGTAGTGGACACGTTTGGAGGGTTGGCGAAACTTCCCCCGCACGGAGAAAACGATGCGGCTACAATTCAGAATCAGATCAACAAGTTGAATCCTTTATTCAAGAACAGATACTTGGGCATTATCCTTACGCATCACAACAGGAAGAAGTCGGAGAATCCTCAACAGAACGGGAGCAACCTGGCAATCAGTTCGGCACGGGGATCATCAGCATTCGTTGGGGGCGGTGGACACTTGATCTTCATGGACGCTCCTAATGCTTATAGTACTAAACGAGACTTCACCTTTTATGGCAGATACTTACACGGTAAGTCAAAGACTTTGAATCTGACACCTAATGGCTATGAATCAGTGGACTTAAACTTCGGAGGGACGAGGACCTAATGGCAGAAAAAATACGGACGTGGGCAATCCTCTCTGATATACATGCTCCAAAAGAAGATAAAGAATCATTTGGAGCTGTGTTAGATTTTCTTCAGCAAAATCCTGTGGAAGGTGTTGTTCTCTTAGGGGACAACATGGATTGTGAAGATATCTCACGACACACGAAGCAACAGCCTGGCCTTCGTAAACCAGGTGGATGGCAGCATGATCTTGACTATTTTAATGCAAATATATTAAAGCCAATTGAAGCTCGTATTCCTAAGGCCGCAAAGAAAGTTATCTTTTATGGAAATCATGAAGATTGGCTTCAACAACTTCTTGAGGAGCAGCCTGAGTTAAAAGGGGCTCTATCAATTGAGAAGTCTCTTAACCTAGCTGAACGAAACTGGAAAGTTATCCCGCAGGGAGACCACTATAAGATTGGAAAAGTCTATTTAATACATGGAGATCAGCTCGGTAGTTCTATGTATATCTCTAAGAAACTTGTGGAGGCATTCTGTGCTACAGCTATCATGGGTCATGTCCATACCGCACAGATGCATATCAAAACTTCTCAAGTTAAAAAGAACGACAAGTGGGCTGGATATGTACTTCCTACTTTAGGTACAGTTGCTCCTGCGTATGCGAAGGGTGCATCAAATAATCATGTGCATGGATTTGGTATAGTAGAGGAATTTGGAGCAGGACTATTTAACATCTATATTATCATTATATCTAACGGACAATTTTCTTATGGCGGAAATATCTACAGCGGAAAGTAAATCTTGTTCTCGTTGTTCCTTTATAGGTTCTTTAGATAACTTTGTGAAGGATGACAGATTTAAGTTGGGCGTTCGTCCTGAATGCAAAAACTGCTACAATGCAGATCGTCGTAAATGGCACGCTGCTATGTCAGCGGATAAAAGGTGGATTAAGAATCAAAAGACAATAGCACGGCGAAAGAAAAGGTATCATTCTGATCCAGAGTTCCGTGCCTATCTTATGCGTAAAGGCCGTGAGACAAAACTAAGACACGACTATAATTTAGAACCTGAAGATGCTCAAGGGTTATTAAAAGAGCAAGAAGGTTTCTGTAAGATTTGTGGTAGAGATATTACAAAGGACTTTCACGTAGATCACATAAAGGGAACTAAGATTGTGCGAGGTCTCCTTTGTGGTCCCTGTAATCGTGCAATAGGCTTACTCAAAGAATCTATTCCTGCTTTGACTAAAGCTATAGCTTATCTGGAGGTTGACTATGGAAAGAAGGCTTAACATCGGGGTGGACGTTGATGGTGTCCTCGCTGACTTTACCAGTGCTGCGCGTAAGCTGATGAAGCAGATGTTCAATGGGCGTCCAGACGATAAGCTAGTTCAGACTACGTGGGCATTTGAATCCTTAGGGATCAATGCTCAAGAGGAGCGACAGTTCTGGAATAGGATAGACACTATACCTAACTGGTGGCTAGGACATGAACCATTACCTAAGACTGATCTACTTTCTCAACTCTGTGAGAAGCATCGTGTGATCTTTATCACTAACCGCAAAGATGGTATGGGTATGCCTGTTGAAGATCAGACTAAGGTGTGGCTCAAGAGGACCTTTGGAATTGTCTACACGAATGTTATCATATCAGATAACAAAGGTCCCGTAGCCGAAGGGCTGAAGCTAAACGCTTTCATTGATGATAGACCGAAGAATGTGAGTGAGGTCTATCCAAAATGTCCCGGTGGTACTTATATTCTTCGTACTACCTACAACCAAGAATTCTGTCAAGCACCTGCTGTTCTTAGCTTCAACGACTTTGCAAAACTAATTTTGGAGGCTCAATGATTCTTATTGGCTTGGGTCACAAAGCACGTCAAGGCAAGAACTTTGTTGCGAACTATATGAAGCAGGTAAATCCTGCTATTAAAATTTTTGCTTTTGCAGATGAGTTGAAGTTATATTGCAAAGAACATCACGATGAATTAGTTCCTCGATGGCAGCTACGCAACTCCACAAAGCAACTCCCTGCTTGGAAAGATGATCCCATCTATGGATGCTCCCCTATTTTGCAGATGGTTGGGATGGAGTTTCGAGAACTTGACGAGAACTTCTGGGTTGATAAAGTAGCGGAGAAAATAGTTGCTCAACAGCCTGAGGCTGCGGTTATTACGGACGTTAGATTTATCAATGAGGCTCAGTGGATAAAGGAAAACGGCGGCTTCATGGTTGAAGTCCGCCGTCATAATGCAGATGGAACTCAGTATATTGATCCGGGCCGTGACCCGAATCATCCTAGTGAAATAGCTTTAGATGAATATGAGGATTGGGATTATATCATAGCAGTAAAGGATGGAGACTTAAAGGGTCTGAAGGCAAAGAGTATCGGGGTCTACAATCTGATATCCAAACCGGAGGACTACATTGATTACATGGAGAAAGAGAGCGATACTGACTGGGCTGGTCTTGATGCCTTTTATGCTAACCTTGACCCCGACAGCCAAGGCGACGGATTTAAGTTCTAGGACCCCTTTCGGGGTGGTATCAAGCTGGTACGGCGACGAGTCGGGTAAGGTCATGGCTAACGGCAAACATTACGATAAGCTGGCAATGACTGTAGCTCATAAGACTCTCCCCTTCGGGACTAAGCTACTGTTGATTAATCCCGTTACAAATAAGAGGGTAGTTGTAACTGTCGCAGATCGCGGGCCGTTCATTAGGGGCCGCTCGCTGGACTGTAGCGAGGGTGTCGCCATAGCATTGGGCTTCAGGAGGCAAGGTATTGCTAACTTGACGGCAGTAGTACTCTATAATCTCCCTTCCCAACCTGTTTTTACTCGCACGCTTCAGGGCTCCCATACTAAAGCCCTCAAAGCCAAGTTGCTTTGCAGCTTCCCTGATTACATTACCTGCCCGGTACCGGGGACACTCGCCTCCCTGAATCACGCTCAAGATTATTCTCTTCTCTTTCAACGGCACAGCATCAAGAAGCCGGTTGAGTTTGTCGAGCGTAAAGATTTTGTGGTTGGGGACCTTCTCAGTTTTCCAGTGACCTATGTATATCTTGGCAGGGTTATAGACCTTTAGGTGCTGATCCTCTTGACACCACTTGAAGAAGTTGCTTAACATACTGAGTTCGTGATTGAGACTTAGCTGGGCTGCACCCTGCTTGGTACGAACGGCAACATAGTCCCCTATGTCCATGCTGACGAACTGTTCTATACCTGTGCGTTTTGGGAACATCTCAAACAAACGCTCTAGCACACCGTCATAGCAACGCATGACGTGGCCGCCCTTCATAACTAATAGCCAAGCCTCGAACTTCCCTAGAAACTCACGAACGGGAAATCGGGGCTTTATTTTTGTCATTTTGGTACCCTCTAGTTAACGGGCGTTGCCTTGACCTTCCCCGTAAAATGCCTTTGCCTGACCAACCTGAGGAGTTGGACGTAGCACACCCGCGAACACCCTGAGCACCTGCATCTTTACTTCATGCAAGTTCTTAAGAGCTTCAGAGCGATCCTTGTCTGACATCTGCTGATTCTGCTTGATAGCTTTTTGGGTGTTCATTACTTGGCCTAGCCTGCTCTGCATCTGTGTAGCAACTTGGGCCTTCCAGAGATCGTCCTTGTGGCTTTCAATGTAAGCGGGGATTTGCTCTGGGTGATTCTTCTTTAAGAACTCAATGGTCTGCATAGGTTGCTGAGCGGCTTGGGCATCCTTGTAGAACTGGTACTGCAGTGACTGTTCCTGCTGGTCAATGCTGGTAGACACAAAGCGCCCAAGGATAGGTCCAGCCACAGGAGTATTGGCGAGCTTCTCCGGTCCCTCCATGTGAGTCTGCTTCACAGCAGCAATGAAGGGATCAACAAAGCCTGTTGCCATGCGACCAACACCTGCTGTGGTTGTGTCTATTACATGCTCAGCCCTACGAGGAGACACTCCGAATGAGCCAGTTATACTACCCAATGCACCACCAATTGCCGCACCTTTATTGCCTGCGAGTAGATAACCTATTGATGCACCTTCAGCCCCGCCTGCTACAGCACCTCGGACTCCACCCTGTCCCATCTGCTGAGCCATCGGGCTTGTCCCAGGTCCATACTGAAACTGAGGATCAATATTCTGTTCCCGACCGGGAACTATAGGTCCACCTGTTCCAGTAGTCTTGTAGTTCATAGTTTCTTCGAGAGGAGCCCGTATCACGGGATTTAATGACGAGACAGCACCCCGAACAGCAGATTTCCCAATCTCGCTTTGTTGAAGGTCCATCTGACCTGGAGATAAGTTACTCACGGCTTGAAGCCCAAGCTGTACGCCACTACGTTCCTCATGGCCCGCAACCTTGTTTAACATGTTCTCTATTGGATTATACAAGAACTTTACAAAAGATGGTTTTGGAACTTTGTAGTACACTGGAAGTGTTGCGCCCGAAGATGACTGGTATGTGTCCCCCGTCAAGACAACAAAGTTATTCTCACGGTCAGTATAAGGCACTTTCCGAAGCAAAAGATTACCTTTCTCATCTTTCTGCTGAACATTGTGCTCATTCAGAGCCATCGCCATCCCAGTTATCGCAGCAAGAGCTACTCCAACCCTTGCCGGATTCTCCGCAGCCCGAGCGAACACCCTCGACACATACTGAAGGTGAGCGTTAAAGAACATTGAGACTAGGTTAATAGCTGGGGTCAAGTTCCCCTGCTTAGCGAAGTCTGGTCCACCCCCGTACCTTCTTGTTTCCCACGCGGCAGCCTTCTCTGTGTATCCAGCCTGCCTCAATCGTTGGAACGTGGTCATCTTCGTGGCATCTTCAACTGCTGCGTTGAAGTCCTGCACTACGTCAATAAATCTACCCTTAACAATCTTCTGTCCAAAGCCAAGTGTCTTTAGATCAAGCGCCATCTCAGGTGAGATCATGCGCTGTAAAGTAGAGTACGCAGCACCAGAGCGCATGTACTCTTGCCAGCTTCCGTCGTGAGTAACTGAGCCATACACAGCCTTAGTCCACTCCCGCATGAGGCCAGCCGCATCCTTTGGCAGGGTGCGAATGTCCTTCAGTCCAGCATCAGACATAATGGCCATGTCCCCGAAATGTCTAAGAGCATTAGGTATCGACCACGCCAAGTTACCCATCGTCGCGCCCTTGCGGAGTAGCTGACTAAAGTATTGTAAGGGACCTTTACCAATAACATCTAGACTAGATGGAGACACATCCTTCAGGGACTCAGAGAGCCAAGCTGGAGTAGCAAACGTATGCTGTTGCCCGTTATCATACACACCGACAAGACCTTCATCTGGTCCCGCTTTGTATCCACTCTTGACAGGTTTGAAAAGGGAACCCACCCCTTGCGGATCAGCAACAGCTACCTTTAGGTAGTCTTTGATGACTCCGTTACGGATAACTTCACGGATGGCTTCTCTATTAGCATCGGCAGAAGCAGTAATGGGGTCCCTGTTAATACGGTCAGAACCCATAAGAGCTTTAATAACATTCTGTTGTCGAAGATATAGTGGGGAACCTTTTCCACTTGTTCGACCAGTATTGTCTGCAACCTGTTCGAGAATTCTGTGCATTGGGATGTATTCATTACCGCGTCCCGTGTACTTCTGATACTCCGCATCCCCAATAATTCCTGCGTCGTGAACCATATCGAGTGCTTTACGATTCAAGCCAAACACACGATCAGCAAGCATCTTCACGTCATTGAACTTAGGGCCAAGCTGAGCCTGCATCTGAGCTAGGTCAGCAGCAATCTTAGGGGGGTCGTAGGGTTGTGGTACTAAAGTCTTACTGGTCAGTCTGTCAATTACTTCCTGCTTTTCAGCTTTGGCCTCTCGCAATGCCTTGCGAATTCCCGCCTCAACTTCTACAGGAAGCTTAGGCGTTTGCAAAGCTTGCTGAGCTTTATTAATAGCATCATCGGCTTCCTGTATTCGTTCTTGCATTACATCATATACACGCTGATAGCCACGGAGGTTCAAGTAGTCGTTGAGGTGCTCGCCCATCTTATTTGACTGAGCATCTTTAATAATATTCTTATAGTCAAGCAGATGAGCTTCGGCCATACCTCCACCACCACCAGCCGCTAACCATGCGCTAACGTAAGGGGAGTTCTCAATATCTAGCTTTCCTCGTAGGTCCCTAAATGCAGCACCCCGAGGATCAAATTTCATCAGGAAGTTTTGCACAGCACCCGGACGGTCATTAATGAAAGCGAATTTATCAAACATCTTAGCGTACACGTCGCCGGGAAGCTGCGCGACACGATTAACAAAGCTGCGTGCTGGCCCCTTGAGATCACGTTGCTGAGCGTCTCGAATAGTATCCATGTCACGTAACACAGACTTATCCTGAACAGGACCCTTCAACCAATCAGCTACACTAATACCCATACTGGTGATGGCCGGGCGAATAGAATTCAAGCGGTTCCACATTAAGGGATGATCCGCAATAGCTGGAGTGACGAAACCAAGTCCCCAACCAATTGCGGCCCCTTCATATGGATGTCCAAGATGAGCGCCTACCAGAGAGCCGACAATTCCACCAACTGTACCACCAGTAGCCAGTCTAGCCCCAGAGATAGCACCTTGTTCAGGACCCCAACCTTGACGGCGCTTAGCTGCATTAACTGCATCCTCAAGGTTGCTGTACTTTTCATCCCAACCTTGTTCAATGGTTAAACCTACGTAGTTGCCAACAGCTTTTCGGACATCAATACTCACCTTCTGCCCGTACTTACCATTTCGTAGCATATCCGTTTCAATGGTCTTCAATGCCCGAGAGTCTGCTGCCCATGTCTCATAGTCCACAGGAGAGGCTTTTCTAATCCAGCCCTTCTCAAGCATGGCTCGTAGAGGACTTCCACTATCAGTGAAGCCTCCCTTTGAGGCTTTAGGTATGACTAATTCAGGGAGTACAGTCTGCGCTACATCATCGTGCATCATGTTCCCAGAGTCAATTCCAATACGACCATCTCTGGATAAGAATCCCGCTACACCCATTCTAAAGTCATCACTAAGTTCCCGAGCATAAATCTTCGCGGCATTGGCACGCCGCATTATTTCATCGTCAGAGGGTACACGATCCGCTAAAGAAACCTGCTTGACTTGCCCTTTTAATGCACCTTCCCCCAACACCCCTGCCTGACCCCCACGCTTTCTATCTTTCAGCACCCCATCTGCAACATCGGCCACACTGCGAAACAAACGGCCCTTCTCGTTCCTCAAGTCAGCGTGCTGAAAGAACTCCTCATCGGTAGGAATCTGCTTAACCTTAGCGCCAAGCGCCAATCGCGCACGTTCAAGAGTCCAAGACTTCAAGGGTTCAGGAGCCTTGATAGCTCCCTGCTCATCTAACTCAGGGGCAAGATTCGGCCTACGTCCAGTCTCAGCAGGTTCCTGATACTTCCCCAGTAAACCCTCAATCTCTTTCAACCTAGCAACGTGCTCCTCTATTCCAGCCTCAGCTATAGATGACCCAGTATCAGAAGCAACAGTGACAGCATCAGAAATCTTACGCTTGAGACCAACCCGCTCCTCTTGAAGTTTAGTAACATGGTCGCCCCACTCTTTATCAGACACACCTTCAGGCTTACCGTGTACTTCAATAGAACTAAACTCACTAGTAGGAACCCGGCCCTGTAATTCATCGAATACAGACCTAGCTCCACGCCCAGCGGGCGAGTCAGGCTTGACTGAAACACGCTCACCAGTCTCAGGATCAACTATGTACCTAAGTGGCCCACCCTGCGAACGCAGGTCAGCAATCTCTTTCTTAACGCCACGGTTCTTAACCGTAGCTTCCGTCAGGTCTTGAATAGCTTTCGCCTGAGCCTCAAGCCTCTGAGCCTCAGTTGTCGCACTATCCCTAAACGTGGCTACGTCCTTATTAGACCACCTCGCCATGTCCCCCGCAAGTATAGACCTTACTGAAGCTTCCTGATCTTGGTGTTTCCTGCCTATCTCATCTGCTAGTTGATCGGACTCAGCAGCGTCTCGTTGCCTGTTCAAGTCAGCTATACGATCAAAGTTTCCGTGTAACTGCTGAATAAGAGTAGGGATATCCCGTTGAACAGGCTTTGGTGCCTCCGATACAATAGGCTTCTGATCCAGCTTCTCCTGCATACGGCCACGCAGGTAGTCTACCGCAGCACCTAACTTACTGGGAATATCACTCTCTTTAACCGCCATAGTTTGCGCGGGATAATCGGGATGCTCAAACTGGTGTACACCTGCACCTGGAAACAATTCACCTTTGTAGACCAGCCCGCCAACTCGGGCGAGTTCTTGAGGAGAAGTTGGGCCACCCCCAGGGGTCCCAGTAGCGGGCTTAGGAGCATATCTAGGAGGAGCATCAGCAGCTTTAGTGGCGTTAAGATCAGTATGTTGAGGAGCACGAGCTTCAGTAGGAGCTTTAGTGGTGAAGTCAAGGTGTAATTGCTGACCACCAGTTTCAGATATAGGACCCAGTGGGGTGGCTTTGTCTGGCAGTGTAGCAGCCTGCCTAACAGCAGAGTTTAGGACTGGATCATTTCCACGTAGCTTAGCCTCAGTAGCGATGTTCTTGCGAACGTCCATGCGGGTCTTGGGATCAGTAGACATTCCTTCGGTAGCTGAGTGGAGGCCGAATGCTCCACCTAGAACCATATGAGTGAAGTGCTCTAAAGCAGCATCAGAATCTCCACGATCAATGGCTTCCTTAAAGGGAGCATAGCGTTCATAAGCCCCTTTTAGCATTTGCTGAGAGAAACCGAGATTAAGCAGCTTGGAAACTACGGGAGCTGCTTCACTCAATCCAGCACTTCCACCGGCTAGAATTAGATTTGGGGCTGAGGTTAGACCGCCAGCAAATTCGCCTGTAGCCTTTAAGATAGGATGCCGGGAAGACACGGCAGCTCCAGGGTCTACTAGACCTTCACCTTGCGCTGCTCCACCGACACGCATGTGCTCCATAAAAGGAGCGACCACGTTACCAAGCCGCTGCCAAGTGCTAGCAGGACTGATACCTGTGGTCTTTGACAAAACATCGGTAGCTGACGGACGCACATCTCCCTTAGCGGGAGTCTGAGTATCCAGACTAGCTACGGTCTGTGCTTGAGCAGCCTTTGGTCCCTGTGCGTTAGTGGGCTCGTTCTTCCAGCCCTTATAGCGCATATCATAAAGGTTCTGGCGAACGTCATCGTTCACTGGAAGTCCACGCATGGCTCCAATGAATGCCTTCTCATCACCCGGAGTATGATAGGCATCCCACATCTGCTGACGTTGATCGTCAGTTAGACGGGACCTACGAAGGGTGTCGAGAAGAACGTCAGAGCCGGGAATCTGCTGCGGTGTCTGATTATCTTGGGGCATTATTTAGGATTCCACTGAGAGCCTGTACCGCCAGCTACGGCAGGGGGAGCGGGCTCGGGGGCAGAGCCATCCCACTTACTGCGATCTTGCATGTATTCTTGGTAGCTCACACCCATACGGGGGGCAGAACTCTTCTCATACTTACTAAGGTCCACATCTAATTGTTGCCTAGAAGCTTGAGACTGCTTGACGTAACCTTCATAAGCTTTCTGAGGATTCTTCCAGTAGTCTTGATCTGTTAGGTGAGAAGTTTGAAAGTCTGTAGCTGTTTGGAGCTTAGGTAGGGCTCCATAGGCTGCTGTACGTTCTTGCATTACGAAGGATTTGAAGTCCTTGGGGGGCTCTGTGATTCCTTGAGTACCCCCCGCTCTTGCCCCGGCTATTGCACTTTGATCTTGAATGTACTGTTGATGAAGCTGGCGTCCTCGTGCTGCAATAGCAGGATCAGCACTATTCATCATGTCGTAAGTCTCTCCCAGTAAACCACCAGGAGCAGACATGCGCTGGCTACGCTGTTCTTTAGTGAATGCAGGCTGTTGATCGGCAGGTAGTTCACTGGCCTTCTGTTGAGTTACTGGATTAACTAGATCGACTCTTCCTGCAACGGGATCAAAGACCCGACTCCACGTTCCACCCTTATCGTCTGTAAGATCAGCTCCCGCCATTGTCTTAGAGCGATCTCCCTGAGCCATTCTATTATAGTACATCTCAGACTGAGCATCATACCTACGTTCCTGAGCCATGCGGAATGGAACCATAGCTCGCCGCTCACCAATCTGAGAGGCAACGTCCATCGCACCCAACTGGGCACCAGCCATTTGATACGGCAACATCGCAGACTGAATCATCTGTTGCCGACGAGCTTGTGTGCCGCCCATTAAGCCTTGCATCATTCTGGATATACCCCCACCAGCACCCTCAGGACCCTGCGCTTCAGGGGTCATAGCTCCTGTTAAGAAGGCATTATCCAATACTCCCGCAACCTGCGGATGATTACGAGCCAGCCAACTATTAGGGCTCATAGTCATGTAGGGGCTTTGGAACTGCTTAGCCATCTGCTGATACTGGCCAATAGTATTATTATAAGGAGCCAGCATGTCATTCAACTGGCCACTAAAGTTATTCTGCCAAGGAGAATTAGTCTGATAGGCCCCACCAGTGTTAGCTTGATTAGTATTCGTATTGTCAAACATGGCCATGAATTTATCCTTAGTAACCTTGTGGTTGGCCCATCATGAATGGAGACTGACCAAAGTTATACCCGCCAACATCAGGAGCGCCCATGCCCATTCCACCTGAGGGACCATAGTAGCTGCCTTGCCCACCCTGCATGGGAGACATAGCGGCAGACATAGCGCCCATTGTTCCTGACATAGCACCACTTGCAGCGCCCATACCTGCTCCCATCATTCCCCCCAAACCTCCTGTTAGAGCACTAAGTCCCATCCCCGCAACTTGGGGTAGCCACGTTCCTAGTCCACTCTTTTGCTGTGTCTGTGTCCCCCCTGTTTGCAACGGACGATACTGAGAAGCTAAACCCATTGCATTCTGTTGTGCAGTGAAAGCATTCTGCATTGGATTGAGAAAGCCAAGGTTGGCTCTGTTAGCACTGTTTCCCATAGACTGTTGTTGCATCATCTGTAACGCAGCGGGGCTATTCTGCTGGATACCAGAAGCAGTAAGATTTCTAGTTAGATTATTCATGCCCGATTGACCCATTGCATTGGCTTGGCTAGTACCCATCTGGGCTTGTGTTTGAAAGAAGGGGTTACTAAAGGGGTTGTTCATGTATCCCCCAATAGCCGAACCTAGTCCACTCTGCATCCCCTGATAGGTGGACATTGCAGTGGGATCGTATTGGTTTTGTTGTGTCTGTACTGTCTTTGTACTCATTAGAGGACCTTGACGAATCTGAATTCCGGCTCTGTTGATTGTTGAACTGCGCCAAAAGTATCCACAACTTTTAGCATGGTTTCATTAGATGTATGTACATTGAAGTAGTACTTCTTAACGCCCTGGGCCGCAAGAACAGTCTCCACATCCCGCTGAAACATGGCCTTCCATCGGGCTGAAAGCTTTTCAGGATAGATAACGGGATCAACTTCAACTGCGGTACGAACCACAGCTAGTGGAGTTCCCTCTGGTGTATCAAGAGCTAAAACTACACAACCTTCACAATCACTTACTTTTGCTATCGTGGCAACTTCTTCTGACGTTGCTACTCTAATCCTATTAATCATCCCTTCCCTCCAAAATGCTTAGCTCCAAAGTGTTCTAGGATGTAACCTATTGCTGTACCTGCTCCCCCAAAATACCATATCTTTTTTTCAACGCTACGAATAGCCTTAGCGTTCTTTTCATCCTGCTTAGCTAGATAAGGCAATGCAGTATCAAACCGTTCCTTGATATCCATAACGGCTTGAGTTAAGGTAGCTTGACCCTTCACGAGGTCTAAGAGTGTTCCTTCAGTAATTTCCATTTAAGCAACCAGTATATTCCAATGCACAGTATTAACTACTATAGGAGACGTAGTAGGATTACAGACTCTAACTTTAACCTGACCTTTTGCTGAAACGTAAGCAGACCAAGTTAGGTTGATACTACCAAGCGGTAAAATAGGATTAGCGTGAGCTACTAATGTAGTACTCGCTCCTAGGATATTTACAAGAGATTCAATACAACTATTAGCTGGTATAGTTCCAAACTTCAACAAGGACAAACTAGAAATACGCTTGCTGGCCGCCAGTTTTTGCACATCTTCAATACGCTTTGAATAGGTATCAAAAAGCTCATTGATAACCTTCACGGCGTCCGGATGATTCAAGCTAGTCAGTCGGGCAGGGGCACTTGGCATTACATCCTCATTGACGGAGCAATTTCAAAGTCGAAGTCATTAAGCACATCAACCACAGTACTGGCAGGACTTGTAAAGGTTAACTGATACCACTTATATAACCCAGGGGCAGAAACCATATCAGGAATAAATAACTCACCAAAAATTTCCGGTTGTACCGTAGTGGGGGGTATCACAAGAAACCCACCTGAGAGCAACTCACTTTCTCTGTTTGCTCCCTGAACCGCTACAGTCAAACTAGTATCCCCTGTAGCCACTAATGTTTTGTTAAAAGCCTTTGTAAGCCCCGTATCACCAAAATCTAACCAAGAAGTTGTAATAGAAACAGGATACTGAACAGGTGTCATAGTGCCATTTCTATCCTGTCTAACAGTGTTGTCCCAGATATAAATGGACCCCGCTTGACTGGCAAATATCCACTGAGGAACTCCCGTAGCATTCACATTAAACAAGCTGGCGGTGACATTATCCGTAGGCTGCCATATGAACCACTTTTTTGACTTCATATTGTAAACACAAACAGTGTTGGGAACAAGACTGGTTCCCGTGGGAATATACAACATATAATACTCAGCAGGACCTAGAGAAACAGATCGTGCATGAGACACTGTTTGAACAACACTTTGATTGACTGTGTTTAGAACATCTTGAATTGGAGTTCCAATGTCGTTATAAGTATTGAAGTCGCTGAACATAATTCGGTTATCAGGGGTTAGCCACATAGTTCCAACAGGCTGACCTTCAGCAAAGACAACCTGCCATACCTCAGGATTGATAACACCCGTTTCATTGAAAATAACTTCAGGCTCTTGAAAGTTATCGGGTCCATCACCTATCAGACGGCGAATGGTACGATCTGTAGCGATGTATAGAGTTTGCCCATCACTAAGTAATGCGGAACCTGTTTCCGCGTATTCACTTATGTCAATAGTGTTAGTTGCAGGCCAAGCCTCTTCCCACTTACCTGTAATAGTTCCTGTGCTTGTAGTAACGTCACTTAGACTCTTGGAAAAGTAAAGAGTAGGTCCGATGATTCCATAAATACGACCCTTGTGCTTTATAGGAAAATTAATCAACGGAGGAGGATAGTTAAATACCACTCCATGTAACACTCCACTTGAGTCTGTTTGCTGATAGATAGGATTGGTAAGCAGGGATGGCCCTGTTGTGACTGTAGCTGTTAAAGCATCAGGAGTATTGTCAACATAGGTGGTCTGAGAGTTTGGAATCTGAGCTACAAGATATAATGTAGTCTCATCCCCACCGTCCGCCGTAGCCAAGATAAGTTTTGAATCTACCTGGGGATCCAAGGATACAGCTATATTAGTCAAAGGCTGATCCTGCATCGTCAAGGGGCCTGTAGACAAAGAGAAAGGCGCTATTGTGCTTGTATGCCCTGTTATAGAGTTCTGGAAGACAAAAGTATATATTCTTCCACTTATCAGAGTTATATTACCTGCCGCTGGAGCCCCTAACGTGAGGGGTCCAGTTTCAGAGAAGACTGTTATCTGTACGTAGTCGATGCCTACAGTGGCGCTTCCACTGGTTGTTTGAACAAAGAACTGTACTCCAAATGTCGCACTGTTAATGTCAGCAGCAGACCAAGCCCCACCCCAGAGATCGTTCATCCCTCCAAAGGTTGTGAATCCTAAACTTGTATTAGTAATACTAGCGGTTTTAGGCAACCCAAATGGACTGCCCGCTTTAACAAGAATGACATTTATGGTAGGCGCGTCATTAGAGGTCTGGTACTTAATATCAACTTTAATTCCAATGGGGGGATTAGTTGGGACAAGACCGAAATTTGATGCTCGTAAAGAAGAAGAAGGTGATGTAACTGCTACAGCAGTAGCTACGGCTCCATCTTGAACTAAAATATTATTGGGGTTAGTCCAACTACCGCCAGATGGTACAGTATAGTAGACAGTGACGCTGATATAATCCACATATCCAGAACGCCCATTAGAGGTGAGATTCTTCGCGGCATACGCCACTCCAAAACCGCTGCTGTTAATATCCGCAGGAGTCCAGGTAGTCCCCCATAAATCCATGCTAGAACCGTACGTTTGGTAAGAAAAAGAGAGACCCCAGTTAGAACCATTGGCATGGTCATTTGGAGCTAGTACTACTGATTTCCACAGCTTTACCGACTGGTCACTAACCCCAGCAGCATTACTGTCACTTGCGGTTAAAGCTTTTACAACTATTCCTGTAATAGTGGCAGTACCAGGTATAGCAAAACCATATCCAGTTGCCAATATATATTCAGAACGATCCCCCGGTGTAGCTAAAGGAAAATTAACCTGAGCAAAAGAACCATCAGGGGCAAAAACATTTGTAACATTTAACCAGGCTACTCCACCCCCACTGTTAAGCGCATTGGATGCTGCCGACGGGCTATTAGGCCCACTTGAAGCATTTGAGCCACTTGATCCAAGATCGGTAGCAGTTGTTGGTCCATTGGGACCTACAACTAAACCCGCCACATCATTGATGTCAATTCCCCAGTTTGTAACATTACCGGAATTGATTGTTCCATCCCATTTTACGTAATCAGGTCTCGCTCCGTCAGCAAAGTATCCATAGCTTCTGGATAAAACCATCCTTGGAATGAACGAAGCCGTCATAACAGGTGTGAAGATGGTAGAAAGATAAGCGGAACCGTCTTCATTAATAGCTAATACATTTCCTGAAGATGTGAACACCAGCTCACGTATATTAAGAGTTTCGCTACGAAAACTATAGCCCCTTCTATAAGGTACAGAGGGAGATTGACTGGAGAACAGACTGTATCCACGCCTGCGCTGTAAGTTACCTTGAAGCACGGGTTCTACGTTCGTTAAACCCTGAAACATATCAGGATTTTGAGAAGGAGGGCGCGTAAAGCTATCTTGTCCCGCTTGCCAAAAGCTGTTTCGAGTCACACGAAAAGCTTGCTGATAAGGATAGTACCTATTCTCTTCCTTCGCCCCGATTATGTTTAGTTCTGGCAATTCTTATCCTTCAAGAATCATTTCAACTGTAGTAGGCGTGCCTGAAGCGTTAAGAGATAGAGCTGTGATTCCACTTACTGCATTTGTCTCTACAAATATAATTGTGGAACCTGGCTGAAGAGTTAGGACAATATTACTGGCTCCCCCGTTTGGGGTCCAAGTCACAATGACTGTATTAGAAGCATGGGTGTTCTTAAGATATAGGAATTGAACAGGTGAAACAGGCAATGTAATAGGATTTGCACCAGAGGACAAACTTAAGGATTGAGCAAACTCCGAGGTCGTGCCCGTATTTGCTAAGGCTGTTAAAACCTTATTCAAAGAACCAGTTGTGCCCACACTATCAGTAAGAGTGATACTACCAGTAAGAGTTGCTGTAACGGACATTATTCATAACTCCTTAGATACTGAGCAGCCGCAATACAGAGTTCAGGGCTGTCCTTTAAGAATCCAATTCCTTTATTACAAGAATCACAAAGCAATCCACGATTGGCCCCTGTTAGATGGCTATGATCCACGCGCAGTGCTGTAAGCTTTTCAAGACGAATAAGAGTTTCGGGTTTCTTGCATATAGCGCAAACACCGTTTTGTTTAGCTAGTCTCTCTTGATATTCTTCGAGAGGCATGTCAAAACTCTTCTTCAAATCTCGATCTTTCATTATTTCTGGATGCGCTATTCGAATAGCTTTTTGTTCAGCTTTTCGACAGTTAACACAATAGAATCCAATATTGTACGTCTTTTTCTTTCTAACTGTATATGTATGAGTTGTACCACAATTCTCACACGTTCTAGTAACGACTCCCATACGCCCTCCAGCGTCATCAATTGTGACTGTGTAAGTGGAACAAAACAAACGAAAAACGGATCGAGGTACCCTAGTATCTGAGTGTTGACATATGAGTTACTATCAGGCCGAATGAACTCCACACCCTCTGGGAACAGATTCTTATCCTGAATCATTTCAGTCAAGCCTGCTCGATACAACTGATACTGCATCTGAGCTTCTTGAACCTTGCCCATAATTTTGTAGGCAAGCCAAGTAACTCCAGCAATTATAACGTCAATGTAGTCATCGGGTATTTGAAGAGTTTGAGTGGGGTTGGTTAACTTAACCCTGTTCTTATAGTATTCAAACTTAATGACGTAAGCCCCCACAGGCTGAAGTGTATTGACCCGTGGAACCTGCGGCCCGGAGGTAATCAATCCCGTCAGGGGCTCAGTCCAGTCAGTACCAAAAGAAATAGGCACAGAGTTCTGCAATGTCTCTGTGCCTTCATTAGTAGGAATGCCGTTTACAAGCTGAGCTTGAACGGCATACACGTTATAGCGATTATATTGAACTCCAGCGATGCTCTCTTCGTCAGGAAGTATCCCAAAGTATCCAGTTGCGGGACTCTTAACAACAGCAAGGCTGTTCAGGGGAAGAAAGAGAGGCGCACCTGTAGTAGTTGAAGTACTCTCCCCGCCCAAGGAATCCACTAAGGTAATCTTTAGCAGATACGTTCGTACAGGAAGTGTCCCACCCGAAAGAGCCTGAACGATAGGAACCTGGGGTTCAGGCTGTGTGTTATTCTGGTTGTTCGGAGGGGGGAATATCATCAAGATATTCGGGTCATTGAGACTTTGGCTGAACACCGCAGGAAGTCCCGGCCTACCTGCCCCAGTTCGCGTAATAAGATTAGGACCCTGTGGACTGGTAAACAACCACTTAAGAGCCTGCTGATTAGACAGGTCCATTACGGAGTCTTTCTTAAACTGATACACGTCAGGGAGATTAAGCTGAGTTTCCACAGTACCAGCAGGCCCCTGACCCTGTGGACCTACCCAATACGATGACTGCCCTAAGTTCGTAAGAAAGTACTGAGGCTCAGACTTCAAGAAGTTCCAGCGACTGAACCTCAACATCTGCTTATGAATGCGATTGGTATAGTCAATAAGAACAGGCTGACCAGTCGTACCAAGCTGAGCAGAGAGCTGGTTACGAACGTCTTGGCTTACACCATCAATTACGTTTTGGACTGAAGGAAAAGTTGTGTATGCCATACCACCCAGAGGGTCCTTGTCTAGTTATCTTTATCTGTTACCTTCTCCCAGGTTCGAGCGGTAACGTATCCAGTGAAACCTATTGCTGTGAGTTTGAAAACCCAAGGGTCTAAGACTAGGGGCTGTATAGTTGGAATCCAGAATCGCGCGATGATAGGCACTACTTCATTGAAAGTAATAGCCACCCCCCAAAATAGAAGGAGTAAAGGTCGCACATTACGTGGCAGCCAACTCTGTGAAGTAGCCTCTGCTTTAATTACATCAGCAGCTTGACTGATTTCATTAGACACTGCATCTTGAAGTTTACCTTGAAGTTCAAGTTGAATCTTCTCAATGTCGGTTCGACTTTGTAAAGCAACTGTCGGGTCTACCTTGAAGACCGACATGATCTTCTGAAAGGCATCCCCAATTGAACCACCAATCAGTGAACTGATGTCAAAGCCCATATATTTACCCTCTTTGACGGCGTTGATTAGACTGTTGCTGACTTCTGGTAGCCCAGCGTACGTTACCTATCTCATAATGCCCGTCGTTATTTATTCTGTCGAGAGTTAGTCCATTGGGTCTGGGGCCAAGCTCTAAATAGAATTCCGTAAAACTCTTAAACCTAAACTCAATCCCACGTCCCCCATAGTTCTTCCACGCCTGAGAATTAAGATTACTACAACGATCCTTTGCCATGATGTAAGCCGCAAATTCAGGAGTGTGCTTCCCATTTATTCGCGTCATATTGTGGGTTCGCCAGTGACTTGGTTTACCTTTAAATTGGTGCCCCACTAGAAAAGGTCTACCTTCACCTTTTATGTAACCATCTCTAGTACATGTTTTCGTTGCAATTACTGTGGGAGTTCCGCAGCCACATTGACAAAGTTTCATACTATGCCTCCGCTCTTGCAAGCCATCCCTTAAGAAAGATCGAGTCCTCGGGGTGCAGTATAACTAATTTTTTGTAGTAATCCTCAGCAGCAGCTCGAATAAGTGTTGATAAGGACCCCTTAGGGTGGTGATTGCTGAGGTTTTCGGTGGCTTCCCCGTATATCCCGTCCACTACAGCTCCTACTGTGGTCTGAAGTATTTTAACAGCGTGAGTCTTGCCAACATTCACCCCCAGATCAAAAACCTTGTTTGCTACATCTTGATCGTTGAGACCGTCGTAGTTCCAAAAGTTCTTGTGGTAGAAGTCTACTATTAGGCCCTGTAGAACTGAATCTTGATCGAGGTTGGCAGGAAAGTCCGACTCAGTTTTGTGCTGGTCTATTACTTGCCAACCTGACCATGAAGGCCAGTTCTTTCGAGAGATACCCCGATAGGTTTCCCCACCGCTGTCGTTGGGATTGTTTGAGTATCCACCCTCCCAAAGTTCAGTCTTAGCAACGGCTTGTGAGAAATCAGCCATTATTCATCATCATGATACTTGCGGGGATCAAGCATATAAATCCCCGCTATAGCTATAAGTATCCACAGAACGTATACCATCTTAGTTGTCGTTCAAGCCTCGTAACTCTGGATTGACTGGAGCCCCGAGCTGACTCTTAGCCATGATACGAGCCATTACTTGGTCCTGTCGTGGCTGGAGAACTCTAATATCTCCACGCATTCTATTAGCTAGAAGCCTACGAACTTCAGTGGCCATCTCAGGACTTACAAAGTGCTTACCCGGAAGAAACTGCTCAAAGTTCACAGAGACGCCCGTGTGATCCTCTCCAAACAAATCTGTATCAGGAATTTCAACCCATTCCCAAAGGTCCTTGTTCTCATTCGCCTTCAGGACTTCGGCAGCAGACTGAGGTGCATCTTTTTCCACCCTGCTTCTTTGACTAACCTTACTTGAAAGAATTGACTTTGCAACGTGACTCTTGTTTTGAAGAACCGATCCAATTGTGTCGGACGGCATGGTGTTACTCCTTTTCCCTTGTGGGGATTGAGCCAGGGGCAGTCGGTTCAAGACCACCCCTATGCTCTTTCGTTTACACTCTTGGGCCGAAAACGATAAGTAGCCCTAGAGGGAACTTACTAGTTATTAATGCTATTCTGCCCAGCGGAAATGACAGCCCAAATCCAGTTCTGATTGGTTATAATCGTCTTAAAAGCAAACTTATAACCAAGCTTCCGGGTTTGCTGTAAGGTATCAGTCTGTCCGCCAGGAGCAGCCGCGTACACGCGGAGGTTCTGGAGGTCAGAAATCTGATACGCATTGCGAGCGATGGCATAGCTAGTGAACAGCTTATTAGCCGAACCAAGGGTGGTCTGTGAGGTGAAGGCGAAGCCAGGAGCGTTCGTCTTGACGATGCGGAAGCCAGACAACTCTTGGACTTCGCCGCGCCAAATACGCTCGGGCTTGCCGAACTGGTTAGACGCCTTGAAGTCAGGGTCCTGCAACATAGAAGCATGAACCTGAGGAGCGATCACAAGGACATAGTCCCCGTCATCAAAAGGCCGTCCGCCCTGATCCATGAGGTTAGCGTGAAGAGCCGTCAGGTCAACATATCCAATCTTATCGGAGGCAGTTGTGGTGGCGTTAGACACCTTACCATTAGGGCGGTACACGTTAGACGCATTTGCAAGGACGTTGTAAATCAAAATGTCATAGGTCTCAGCCGCGTGCAGACCAAGGACATACAGCGCACGACCCACAACATCGTGCTTGGAAGTCAGCTCAGCGAGATCAGACAACCGGAGCACAAGGCCGTACTGTTCTGCCACAGCTGTGAACTGGCTCATAGAGAGCCCCACAGCATCAGGCATGATACCTTCAACCAACTGAGTTGGAGTAAGTGAGGTCGTCAGCTTCTCCAAGCGGTTGAACTGAATCGTCTTAGACGAGTTCGAGGGAATCGGGTCTTTGTCGCCGAACTGATCGAGGACGGTCATGAGGACCGCGACTTCGAGGAGCTTAGCGGAAAAGTAGGTTTGCTGGTCGCTTGCGAGCGATCCAGCCGGGCCGGGAGTTCCCACGGACCCGGTAATAACAGTTACAACGTCATCACCGAAGCCGAACAGAATCCCGACGAGGGAGCGAAGTTTACTAACGAACATTAAATTATCCTTTGTCCCTCACAACATCTTACAGGTCTAGCTTAACTCCCCTAGATTCCGCGTCTGCAATGATCGCCCGAATGCCCTCAATAGTCTTGAAAGAAGGGCGACTCGTTTGAGCGGCAGGTGATGGGGTGGTGGAACTGACTGTGGTTCTCACAGGAGTTCCGTGGACCTGTTGTGTTTGTGAGGTAGTTTGAGTTTGAGTGGCTTGCGCCTTCAATAACTCGGGCAGTTGCATACCTTGGGCTGCATAATAGGCCAGCTTAAAGAGTCCTGGCAGCCGAGAGTGGAAACGAGAATCCGTTTCGCCTACAGTAATAGCCTGCTTAATCTCAGGATTGAGTTCTAGTGCTTTTGTATAACTCGGAGAGCCGACGAAGCCCTTGGCAGCGGGAAGTTCCGTTGTCAAGGTCTCAATAGCTTGATCCTTGGCAGCTTTCTGAAGAATAGGCTGAAGAGGCTTTACCGTGTCCAGAATAAACTTCTGCTGGACATCTCGATAGGCTTCCGGGCCGCCCTTCTTGGCTGCGTTATACAAATCGTCTAGGTACCTGTCTGGCTGAGTCGAGTAATCAACTTCCGCTTGTGGTTGGCCGTTGATTCCTACGGGCTTGCCTGTGAGAGGATCAATCCCAGTTGTAAGGGCATATCGCTGTCGCAATTGCTCGATTACGGCATCCTTCTCATTGATGCCGCGTTGTGCATCCTCGGCAGTCTTGTAAACTGATCGGTCTCCCTTGAGGAAGAACTGATCTTGCTGAGTCTGCGTTTGAGTCGTAGACTGAGTTTGCTGGACTTGCTGAGTCTGCTGTGTGTCCTGCTTTGCTGTAGTCTGTTGTGTAGACTGTGTTTGCGACGGTTCCGCAGGGAAGAGTGAATCAAACGTCGCATCGTCGAGTCCGGCTGGGGCATTTCCGAGTTGGATTACACCACCGGGGGCTATCTGGTCTAATGTAGCTTCGGGCATACTGGTGACCTTGTGGGCCTTTCAGTTTAATTTTGTTGCTGAGGACCTTGTGGGTCCTCTATTCCTATCCTCTCAATTTGAGAGTCTAGAAGTTTAAAAGCTTCCATCTCTTCTTGCATTGCATCCACAGGAGCAGAGGGAATCAAGTTAGTAGCCTTCGCAACTAAGTCCTGTATATACCCCAACCAGAACACTCCCGCTTGAAGATAATCTATCTCTCGCAAGTCTTTGTGAAACTCACGGGATAGCTTACTCTCAAGCATCTGTCGTTGTAGGTTGAGGCGGTCTGTCAATGCAACGAAACCTGGATGTGAAGAGAGAGTACTGATCGCATCCTTGATTTCTTTGCTCCACGCTTGGCTGCTGCGAGGAGATTTAACTTCTACTACCTTATAGACTACTTTTTCAACAATCTTCACTTCTGGTGCAGTTCTATCTAACCATCCAAACATATCCCCTCCAAAGTTAGCTATCGAGCGCCCGAACGAAAATCCGGTGCGCCAGACGGACTGTGAACAGAAGCGCCCATAGGTCCACCGTCAGGGGACACAACCTTGCCTTCCGCGTCAAACCCAATCGCCGAAGCGAATGAATTAGCAATCGGGTGAGCATAGGTATGTTCTGGCTGATAGGCCGCGTGGCCGTCCAAGTTCAATGTTTTGCCGAGTTCCATAGAAGTATCCTTTACTTTTTATTTGTAGGGGGTGTTTTATAGTTGTTGGTATCCCCGTCTACAGTGTGACCAACATTCTTGTCATACAGCCAATCCCCACGCTTGTCGTAGTTCGGCGTAGTAACGGCTGCTGGAGCGCGTCCTTCAAGATCATGACCTGAGTCATACCCTGTAAGAGCCCACTCAATAAACCCTGTGCCCACGCGGGGAGTCTTGATATCAAACCCGCCCATTATTCCACCTTCGGGAATAAAGTTAGAGACACTGTCAGGTCGCCCTTGAGCTTGAAACTCCGTTAGAATTCGTTCGCAGCTTGAAGTAGGAGTCGTACTAGAAGCGGCTGGTTTGCACTCTGACATCTTATTTTCTCCAAAATTTACCTGTACGTTCTAGAAAAGAGCAGCAATCCTCTGGGTCTACTTTAACGGTTCCATCTGGCCACTTAGGTTGCTTTGAAACTCGCATCATGTCTTTTTGGTCACATACATAAGGGCTAGGATAGTGTTCACAGTTAGCGCATTGGAAAGGTCCCTTGTTCCCACGCTTCTCAAATCCAGTGCCGTTCTCACCTGTTAGGGCAGTGATGTTAACGGAATCCATTACATCCCCGCCTGACCAATTGAGTTCGTGCCCATGTCCTGCCCAGTGGCTCGCATGGAGTCCCTCTGCTGTCCACCCGGAATGGGTCCCTCAAACTGACCCTTCTTGGGTTGTCCAACAGGGTGAATAGGTGGAGCAGTGGGAGGAGGAGCATAGCCCATAACAGATTCTACTGCTTGACCGAGATAGGCTTCAACCTGTTGCTGAACCGACTCAGCATGAGGTTGAGCTGGATCAGAGATCATAGTAGACATCGTAGGCCGGAACTCAGGCTTACCTGCTTGAGTGTTGAGAACCTTACCCTCAATCTTCAACAACTCTTTAATCAACTCTTCTTGCTGACGAGCTTGTGTAGCTGCTTGTTGTTCTTGCTGTACCTGCTGGTCAGTCTTCATCAAGCGTGAGTATGTTGAGATTTCCATGCACCGAGCGATTTCACGTAGGAACTCACCTTGGTTAGCATAGGGGGATTGCATAGCCAGATTATAAAAGGCCATTAAGTTACGTTGTTTTATCTGCTTACCTGTAGCGTAGTTAGCGCCCACGAAATCGAATGCATAGTCACCAAAAAGATCAGTAAGCTTAACGTGGCCCCACTTAGGAATACCTGGAGGCGCATTGGTGATACTCCATTCCAGTTCGTCTGTGCCGAACTGTTGGATCATACTTGCTACCATCTCACAAAGAGGCTGAAGAACTTCCAGCTCAAATCTACGAATGAATAGCTTAAATGAGTACCCACCAGTTTGCATTGCGGAATCAATTCCTGATGCAGTTTGGTTCGGCCCTGGTGAGCCAATGCCTTTGCTATAGAAATCATCAATGCCTGAGCCTGCCTCCGTGAACTTTTGGTACAAATCCAAAATCATGTAGTCTTGCTGATTGGGAGTGAAGTTTGGCAGAGGGAAAATAGCTTTCTGCGGGTCTCCCACAACGCCAACCTTACCACCGGGGACGTTCCCCATGTCTAACTGGTCGTGGTCTATATCTACTTGAACATCATAGGCGTAGCGCCTATTGATGCTCATGTTCCAGTTATCAGTAATCATGTTTGTGAAGACGTTGATGCCTTCACAAAGGTCACTTATTGTTTCAATAAGACCAATTCCGTAAGCGTCGCCTTTAATTGGTACATACGCGAAGTCAAGAATAGGGATTCGTTTATGGGCAAAAGGATTAGGTCCTGTATAGAGAAGAACCGGGGGTCCATTATAGACCCGCCGTTTATAGGCTGAGTAAGAAGCATTGCGATACTGATACCTTCGATCCTTCCATCCGATGGCATCTGCGTCTTCTCCAAAGGTCACAACTGTGGTAGTCTTAGAAGTATCATCCCAAAACTCAGCCATACGAATGATAATTCCGTCTGCATCTAGGTCTCTATACTGCTTAAGCTTAGTAGTTAATTGAGCAATAGACTCGGGGAAGTAAAGATTCGGATTAGACTCAACCGAACGCTTCATCTCACCCCAGCTCATTTCCAGAACATGAGCCTTTTGCTTCCCATCTGGATCAATAAGTAGATCATAAATGTCAATAGGTATAAGCTTAGGACAGTTACGAGGAACATTCTTCGTAACCATTTGTGTCCCAATCTGGATTGGATTGCCATTAGCATCCCAAACAGGAACCATTTCTGGTTGACCTTGCGTGTCCATAACTGGCTGCCCAGTATTGGGATCAACTTTAGGCTGCATAGCCCATTGTGGTTCAGGCCCGCTTACAACGTCATAATCCCAGTCCCAGTCAACCTTCAAGCCCATGTGCCCATAGATGCAGCAATCACGAATAGCTAATTCAAGCTTTTGAATCCACTGTGCCTTCTTTAAGCAAGTGAGTTCAACAGCTTCCATCTGCCAGGCCTGATCTGGAGTTCCACCTTTAGGACGGACTTCAATTGGGGGATCAAGGCTAAAGAACGCATCATGCGTCCGCGCAACTATATGATCCACATTGCTTTTAGGAATGGGAACGAATGTGTTGGAGCGCGGCGTCAGGTTATCAGGATACATCCTGCGGTCTCTTTGACCGATATACTGACGGTAGAAATATGCACGCCGCTGATCGTAAGGCCTACGGAAGTTTCTCATACGCTGGAGCGTATCAAGAACCCATGTTGTCAGACGGTTACGATCAGTAATGAGGCCCGCGCCCGAAGTCTTATTCTGCTCTATTGTACTATTGGTAGCTGAAGTGCCATTCTGTGGAGGCAAGTTTGGACCACTGGCATAGCCAGTAACAGTAGCAGGTCCAGAAGCTTGCATCGTATCTGAGTAAGCAGCCACGAAGTTTCCTATTAACCTGCCAAAACATAATCAACTGAAGTATTAGCTATACTAGCCTGTACCGAAAGGGCTGTGATTCCATTAGTGGGATTAAAGAAAAGTAACTCCCCGCCAGGTTGAATGACCATAATTGTAGCAGAAGAACCGCCAACAGGCGTCCACGTAAAAGTTATTGTCCCTGACGCGCTTAAATTTTTCGCATAAAGCAACTGCGTCGGACTGGCAGGTAGCGTTACGGGAGTCAACGAAGTGCCAAGACTCGCCTGACCGAATGTACAGGCATTCATAGTCTCCGTCAGTACTGGTATACCCTTGTATATCGGGGCCTGTGTATTGGCTGGATCAGCGAACGAAATAACTCCGCTAGAAAAACTAATTTGAACCGGGCCTGTCTCTGAAATAACTAATGCCATCTTAAACCCCTGTGTAGCTGGCTGTTTCTATGGTATCAACGCTCACGCTAAATGACCATGTTCCCGTTGCGGGTACAGTAGCTTGAATAACCAAACCCTCATTCTGAGCTAGAATAATAGGATGATTGTCGGCCCCTTGAGCGAAGTCAATGAAGTCCACGTTCTGTATAAAGCTAGTATTAGCGACTGCTGACGCCGCTTGCATTATCTCACCTTGAGCGATTGCGTCGAGAGTACGCGTTCCTGTTGTGAGTGTTCCAGTAGTAGCTATACGAAGATCGCCAGAGGCGATAAGCGTAGACCCCATACTGGTGCGCTTCTTACCATTATTCGTAGTTAGCGTGTAAGCATTGCCGCCAGTATCCGAGACTGTAAAGGAACGTGCAGTAATTAGATCAAATATCATCTGTCCAGCAGTAAAAGCTGTTCCTAACGACATCATAGAGAACCGAACAGACTGCACCAAACATAAATTAGCGCTCGTCCATCGCAGAGACCAAATTGGAGAACCTGCCGCAAGTCCTGCAGCCATTGTGTTACTTGACTTGGCAAAGGAGTAGGCTCCTAGTGCTCCAAAGGCAGCAGGACGAGAGCTACTTATCCAAGAGGCTGTGGCCTGCGTAACAGGCTGTAACTGAGCGTTGCTAAATACTGAATTAGTTACGGCCAAGATTACTTGAATCGTCCCGCTAAAAGCGGCAACAAAGTTAATCGTCACCTGTAAGGTTCCAGGGATAGTAGAAGAAATATTTGCTAAAACGCTGTTAAAGTTAGCGTCATAAGCCGCTGTAGCTACCGCAGTTGTAGGAGTATATCCTAAACTAACCACGCATGTCGTAGATACGTTGTCGCCTGCTATAGCCACAACTAATGGAAATGATGCAGTATTGGCCATTATGATGCCTTCTGTAATACGGCGACAGCGACGGCGTGAACTACGACAGTCGCTACGTTAGTTGCAATAGTCCAAGCTGTTGCCGCTGTCGTTGCGGGCAACGGCGGATTAAATGCTAAAGCCAAAACCGTTCCGTCTGCCGGAGATGTAGCTAAAGCACCTGTCACCATGTCATAAACATAGGAAGCTGTGCCGTCTGAAAGAGTCAGAGTAAATGGCAATGAGACCGTAGCGGCTGATGTAACCGTTGCAACAAGATTAGAAATATCTGCAAAAATACCCGCCGCTTGTGCGGGCATAATCGTAACGGCAACCGCAGAGTTAGTAATTGTAGCTGAAGACCCTTTTGTTGTACTGCGGCGAATCGGCTTCGTAAATAAACTACCCGCATAGTCTGTTTGAAGCGCGGAATACTGCGCGTTAGCGGGCGCTGGAGCAGTTGTAAGATATTCACCGTATGCAGCGGATGCCGCGATTCCGGTGGCGGCAGCCGCATTTCCAATACCAGCGCTGCGTGTGCGATCCCAGGTTGTGCCATTGAATACAAATGACCAAGTAGGTAAGTATGTATCAGTACCATTCTTGTCAACAGGACTACCCTGAAGGGTATTTGATATAGCATCCGCAGCGTTACGAGCATCTACTGTAGCTATAACGCCGTTAGTATTAACAGAAAGCGGATGAACTAAACCACCCGAAACATCCGCTCCTCCTATTAACAGTGTTTGCGCTGGTATTGCCGTTCCTGCATCTACTACTGGTAACTCTTGAACATTACCTGCCGCGTCCACACCGGCAACCACTACTGGACTTCCAGTAAACGCAGTGTCAGCGGGAACCTGCCCCATAATACGCTGACGACCGGACAAATCAACGGACTCTAAAACTTGAAATCCTTCCGTCCATGAGGGGTTTGCAGCGTTCGCAAGAGCGGGCAGCACACCTACTTGGGTTCCCGGCGCGGCGTTATTATTCGTTTTGGTTCCAATAATTCTACGGTTTCCGCTAAGATCAACTGAACCTAGAACTAAATCTCCTTCAGTATATGTTGGAGCAACCGCATTAGCCAACTCAGTTAGACACATCTGGCCCGTGGCGTCGGGCGCTTGAGTGTTGTGTGCGATTGTACCACGAACACGCTGTCTACCAGACAGGTCCATTGACTCTAGGACTTGATCGCCCTCAGTCCATGTCTGAGTTGCAGCATTAGCAATGCCGGGTAGAACGCCAAGATTTGTAGAACCCGGAACGACAGAGTTATTTGCCTTAGTACCAGTGACAGTGCTACCTGAAGAGTTCGTTACATTGACATTCAGAGAGCCCGCTGTGTTAGTGAGTGCTGTAGTACCACTGAACAAACTAGCGTTGACGCCCGGCACGTTCGCCGCAGCGGGAGCAGTTCCAAATGCGGTGACCGCTGTTGCGCCGAGGGTAACTCCAGCAACCTGAATCAAATTTTCAGCAGCAGTACCAGATGTTGAATCTATAACAACATGTAAATTTGTGCCGGTCGGCTGAACGACTGTTACATTCCCGGTAACGGCTGTTGTAGAGCCTGACCCGGTAATTGTCCTAAGATTTCCAGACAGGTCCTCTGACAAAAGAACTTGGAAGCCCTCAGTCCAAGTGGGAGGAGCAGCATTAGCAACTGCTGGCAGTACACCTACATTGTCAGCAATTGGAGCAGCGGTATTGTTAGATAGCGTACCCGCTGTAGGAGAAGTATTTGTAACATTGACGTTTAAGGAGCCAGCAGTTGAGGTTAAAGAATTACCAGCAGAGTCAAAAATATCCACATTACTGCCACCCCCGCCACTACCAACAGAGGTAAC